TAAGCCAACTAGACACCGAGACTAATATTGTCACTCCGTTCTTTGAAGACTCCCTCCCAGAAGCTTGGGACGCTTACGGTATTAGCTGGAACCACGAAGGACTATTTGTAATCGTCAGAGTTCAGGGAGGTCTAAGTTTGGAGAGAGTCTTAATCTATAACAAGAAATTAGAAAGAGTAGGAGAGATGGTTGTAGGACAAGATCAATTAAGAGACGCTCATCAAACCATGTGGCACGATGACAAACTTTGGATCGTATCCAGTGGGCTTAACCAAGTCGTGTGTATACCCGAGAATCAATTCGACACAACTATCTGGATTCCAGAAGAGGGTGAGAAGGGAGACCGAAACCACATTAATTCCATCTGGTTCCCGCCCGATGAGGATAAAGTTTATCTAGTCGCTCACAACTTCCAAAAGGGAAGTGAGATATGGGAATTCACTTACCCAGGACTAGACTTAATCCAAAAAACAAAGATGGGTTTTCAGGCACACAATGTGGCTAAGGTTAATGGTAAATTAATGACACTCTCCTCAAGAGAAGGAAAAATAATCATGGACGATGAGTCTAAAAAGATAGGAGAATATTATGGTAGAGGATTGGCCATAAGCAAGGACAGAATATTTATAGGACAGTCAGCAATCATTCCCGATAGAAACGACAGGAAGCTAAGCTCACAAGGAGCGGTCTTGATCTACGACAAGGACTTAAACTTTATTAAGAAGATAATAATCAACCAGGGAGAGGTTAGGGAAGTTAGAATACTTGATGAACCCGACGAGGCTCATCACTTAAAACCATGGCTTACAAAATAGTTAAAACAACATTTGAGGCTTACAACGGAACCAATCTTGACTACTTCAGGAGGAAGGACACTAATGACCTAAACACTATTGCCTCCATAGTTGTTAACGACGAGTATCACACCGAGGACATGACCTACAGTGAAGGAGATGTGTTTGTAGACATAGGAGCACATATTGGTGGTTGGGCTAAGCTTATGAGGTCTTTGGTCCCTAATTGTGGAATTATTGCTGTTGAACCCTTACCAGAGAACATAGAACTTCTCAAGTCAAATGTGGATGGAGAGATCATAGAGAAAGCTATCGCTAACAGATCTGACACAACAAGAAAGATACACTATGGAGACAACACTGAGTCTGGCAAACACCATAAATATATAGGCAATGTTGTTATGCTTGGAGTTAAGAGTGAGGAATATGTAAAAGTTCCAGCCATTAGTCTTAACGACTTACTAAAAAACGTAAAGAGCGTAAGGGTGATGAAGATGGATTGCGAGGGGGGAGAATACTCAGCGTTACGATTCGCAAGTCGTGAAACTCTAGATAAGATTGATTATATTATTGGTGAATATCACAATCCAGACAACGAGAAGACCAAGACTCGCAAAGCACTACACAAAGCAACCAAGGGACTCTTCGAAGATATTAGCGAGTCCAAAAAAGACACTCCACTTGGACAGTTTTGGTTTAAAAACAAGAGACTATGAATGTATTTGCAGATTTCCACCATTCGGATTTAATGTTGTCATTACAACTCCTGTTCGAGAAAAGACTGGGATGGAAGTTGTATCGCCCTATTGGTGAAGAATGGTTTACAGAAGGTTACTGGAAACTAGCTGAACCTTACAACAACAACCCTGCTACAATTGCACAGTATTTAGACAAAAGAGGGGTCATACCAGAAGACGGAACTAAACCCCTAAACACTTCCATTATAGACATAGATGATTATTATCTAATCGACTCTCCCACAATGAACCAGAGAGCTATTACCCTGGATAGGTTCAAAAGAATGGATATAGACATAGTGATAGCCTCAATTCCTGACCATTTCGAATCCTTTTCAAGACTCATTAAAGACCACAAGCGCAACGCTAGACTAATTTGTCAGTTTGGAAATATCTTGTGGAACATCAAAGACTACCCTTACAAAAACATAATGGCTTCTATTGCTCCACAGAAAGTACCGAGTGGTTACAACACTGTGTTCTACCATCAAGAGTTCGACACGGACGTGTTTAACTACGAACCACCCAAAGGAGGAAGACACATCAGAAGCTTTGTAAACATACTTGAGACCGCTTCTATTTACGAGGAGGACTGGAAAACATTTCAAGAAGTAGAAAAACTACTACCACAGTATGCTTTTGAGTCTTATGGATCTTCATGTAGAGAAGGAGTCGTTAATGGACACAAGGAGATAGCGAAGAAGATGAAAGAAAGTCTTTTCGGTTTTCACCTGAAGAGTGGTGGGGACGGTTTTGGGCATATCCTTCACAACTGGTTTGCGGTCGGTAGGCCTCCGATAGTTAGATATTCCCAGTACGAAGGTAAACTAGCGGGAGAGTTGATGTCAGACGGTGAGACATGTATATTTGTCGATGGTCTAACCCCCGAAGAGATTGCCAACAAGATAACCCATTACAGTTCTCGCGAGAAACACAAAACACTGTGTAAAAATGCTTACAAGATGTTCAAGAGAAAGGTTAACTTTGATGCAGAGTTTCAGAGAATCAAGTTGTTCTTAAAAAATCTACACTAGATTTTACCTCATCACAAACCATGTCAAACAACGATCCAGTATTTAAAACAAAGTTTTTAGCTTTTACTCCACAAATGAAGGTGTTGAGTGGAGCACAGGGTGGAGGATTCCAGATAATATTAGACGTACCCGAATCAGAGTGGGAAAAGGTAGCAGACATTAACCATCCAGGCAACAAAAGACTAGAATTCACAGCAACACTGGAGGGTAGAGTGGTTAGATGATACATTATATTCTCCCACTATAGTTACGCTACATAACTATATTATGTACATGTCAATAGGGGGTTGCATTACTAATAGAAAGGTAGTAATATCTGGTTGTTCTCTTGTTCTCCCCCTCTACTAACATGACAAAGCTATATTACCAACCACCAACAGACAAACAGTTCAACGAATTAAAGAAGAAAGCTATTAAGATATGGCAAACGTACGACAACGCTCCATATTTGTACATGTTGTTTGTTCTTTTTATGTGGCTACCTCTTCAAATAGCATTCAGATTCTTTTTAGAGATAGAGGTAGTAGGACAATAATCGCGTCACTGTGACGCATTTATATATGAGCAAGATCAACATGACTAAATGGGTAGATGACTTTGCAATACCTGTATGTTTTTTTATGTTTTTTATATCAACTGGAGTTATATCCATTGCCCTTGCGGTAATAGTAGTGAAGTGGGCAATCACCTTATGAATAAAGAAACTAACAAACTAATGAATCATATCGACGAGACAGCAGAAGAACCATGCTACTGTAATCGTTGCATTAAGAGAAGAAGGATCAACGAACTCAAGGAGATATTCTCACTCTCAAACTTGCTAACAGTAATAATATTCGTTCTCGGTCTGAGCCTAATAATCAATCTTTCATTCCCTTGGACATTAATAGGATATGGACTCTTAGGTTTCTGGCACGGGAGGGTGTTCCCATGACTAATAAATTCAGAGCATGGGACAGAAAAGAAAAGAAGATGATCTGTCCTGCTTTAGTGATAAGAAACATGGGCTTTGGTGATGGTTCGGTCGTGGTTAACACGGACGCTCGAAAGGGAAACGAGTTAGACTGGATGCAATACACAGGACTCAAAGACAAAAACGGTAAAGAGATAATCGAATCTGACTTGGTTAAGGACGACTATGGTCACACTCTCTTGGTTGAGTGGCGGAATGGGGGTTTCGTTGCGACATTGGACAGCTTAGAAGTGGAAGGCCAAGAGCTACAGGGTGTCTACGAAGAAAACAAAACCAGCTTTGAAGTAATAGGAAATATATATAACAACCCAGAACTAATTAAATGATCGGTACATCGTTACAACTTGTCTCAGTTTTCTTGCTTGGTGTTGTGGTTGCATATCTCACCCTACGAAACGAACCAAAGGATGAACCAGACTCTATAGAAGAACAATTAGATAAATACCTTGTTAACTGTAATCAATGCAACGTCCTTCTAAAGAAAAGAGATGCACAAAAGGTTGCAGTTAAAGACTATATGTTTGTGGCCATGAATATGTTTCCGCACAGAGACATATACTTTTGTGACAAGCACAAGAAACCCTACGATAGAATGGAGATATACGGCACTCGCACTGATTATTACAAGTCTGAAGCAAAGGTTACATCTAAAGGAAAGATAACTAAATGAAACTACAAGACTACACAAACCTAACCGTTGAACAACAACGACTCAATCAAAAGAAGATAATAGCTCTATTCAAAGAGTTCTGGAGCACTAACCCAGATGAAGAAGCCTTCACAAGAACAACAGAAGGACTAGTATTGTTCCCTGAAATCATATACCACATGACTACAAACAAACCAAAGAAGAAAATCCCCACCTTACTATAACGCTGATGTATACTTATCCCTGGGTGAGCTGTGGAGTTTAGTTAAATGCTATTCAACAGTTGAAGTGTGCTCTACAACTCCCCCTAATAGCTTCACCAACCAATCACCCTATTACATTACAGGAGAATACCCCTAATAACTACTTAGTATCAACTAGTCAACTATTAACACTAACTAGCCTCAAAAATCACTCTTACTTATAGATTCCTTCATTAGAGGGGTATAACACTAGGCATAAAGAACTACCACTCAATACTACATTACTCAGCAAAACATATACGTTATACACAGTAAAATACGTCGCACAATACACATTGTACGACTAAAGGGGTATGTAGATAAGGCCGTAAGCATGGGATATACAGCAGAAGGAGGTAAACCACTTTGCGTAATTGCGGGTATATGTCTATGGCAATACAAAGTGTACTTACACAGCGATATGTAAAGCCTTTGGGATGTTTTTTGGGTCCCTTATTCCAGATTTTGGGTCCCATATAGAAGTGTTTTATTTAAGTTATTTTAACTTTCGTGCCTGGAGAATTATTTTGTAATTATTTAGTGGTTTGTCTTTTTGTGCCTAAAATGCACCTTTCTCCACCGCAGAGTGCAGAATTATTATAGTTGTAAAAGCGTATTGTGGATTCCCAGGCATAAGGTGTGGCTAGAAAGGGTCCCATACTCATAAATTTTATTTTAAAAGATATAACTTGACTTTAGTACACACGCGTGTGTATAGTTGTGTCATGTCACATCTATATATACTTAAAGGAAAGAAGATTGTTCCTATTGATGATGTATTGGAGTGGGGAAGATGGTTTGAGAAAGCCAATAGGAGAGTAGACGAAACCATTCTTCCTGACGGTAAACGTGTTTCTACTGTCTTTTTTGGAACTGATTACTATTTCGGTCCCAAAGAAGATCGCGAACCAATATTGTTTGAAACAATGGTCTTTTCTGAGAAGCTTGAGACGGTAAAGCTTGGTAAGAGGAAAAGGAAAATACATCCAGATTTAGATGTGGAAAGATACTCTACATGGGAAGAAGCAGAGAAGGGTCATAAAGAAATGGTTAAAAAATGGACATGAGTACTCGTTTTTACTTATCAAGCATCTTTAGTAATGTTTGGTTACATTTTTTGCTATGAATCACAAAAAGAAGAACAAAAGTAGAAACTTAAGAAAGGCAAAAAGAGTTCCTAAGAATGGTCCATGGAGTCGCATGATCCATAAATGGTGGGTTAGGTATTATGAAAAAAAGAATAAACATTTCTATTAAAGAATCATATTTAGAGAAAATCGATAGTTTCTGTGAGAAGTTTAGATATACTCGCAGTGAGTTAATGGCCGTAGGTGCAATGCATTACATGGATAAATATAAGGATTATAGACCTCCTGGTGTCAAAAGAGTCCCCAAAGTCAAAAATATCAACAGTTTTAATAGCCGCCTTGAGACATCCCAAGTATTAAAGGACGAATATCCCAAGGTTGTTAACTCCAAAGAAGAAGTTGTTGATGAGGTTTCTGGCACTTCTGATGTTTGTGCTCATGGAGCTGGAGAGAAAATGTGTAAAGAGAAAGAATGTATTAATTCTATGTTTTAATGTTGTATTTATGGCTCATTGCTTGGTTAGTCGAAGAAACACCTGAGATTGTATTTAGTCCACCCAATAATTGGGCGATTGCTTTAATTATCTGTGCTGTAATGAGTTTTAGTATTTCTTTAAAAGAAAGATAATATGAAAATCAATCTTAAAGCATTCAACGAATTAGTAAACAAAAACTTCATTGGTGTACAAAAACACCCCGATTCAGACCTTCTTATTTGGAACTACACTAATAAAGCCCAATACGATGGTGAGTGGTTGCCAGAAACAAGAATGGCTCGTGGATTAATCACTGACTTAGATGGGAATATCCTTTATCGTTCTTTTGATAAATTCTTTAACTATGCGGAACACACAGGTGAAGATAGTAAATTAGAACCAATCCCCAATGAAGAATTCAGTGTTTATGAGAAATATGACGGCAGTCTGGGTATTTTATATTGGATTGATGGAGAGACTTTTATTTCTACTCGTGGCTCTTTTGTTTCAGACCAGGCCAAGGTTGCCACCAAGATATTACGAGATAAATACCCCAATGTTCCCTTTCAAAACTTACATGAGTGGACAATCCTTTTCGAAATAATCTATCCAGAAAACAGAATAGTGGTTGATTACGGTGAAATGAAAGATCTGGTCTTACTAAATGCAATTAATACAGAAACTGGAGAGAGTATTAATTATAAGGAGCTGACTAAATTTGCGAAAGAAAACAATATTCCCATAGCGGAAAGATATCAATTTACATCTCTTCCAGACATGAATACTGACATTCCAATTAACGTAGAGGGTTACGTGATTGAATTTGAAGGTGGGATGAAAGTAAAAATGAAATATGACGAGTATGTGCGATTACACCGTTTGGTAACTGGCGTAAACTCAAAAACAATTTGGGATCTTCTACGACACAAACAACCGTTTGATGAGTTGTTAGACAAAGTGCCAGATGAATTCTACGATTGGGTTAAGAAAACCAAACTCAATCTGGAGAACTCTTACAAGGAGATAGAAGACTCTGCAAAAAAGAAGTTTAAAGAGATATCTGACTTAAAAACCAGAAAAGAACAGGCATTTTCTTTATCGGGTTACACTTATCCTGGAATTGTCTTTAAAATGCTGGATGGCAAGGATTACGAAGAACAAATATGGAAAATTATCAAACCCAGAGCGGAAAAACCATTCAAGGAGGACGTAGATGCCTAAAATAATACTAACCAAAGGATTGCCTGCAAGTGGAAAAACTACTTGGGTAAAGGAAGAACAAAAGAAAGATCCCAACCTTGTTCGTGTTAACAAAGATGATCTTCGTGCCATGTTGCATGGTGGTAAGTGGGGCAAGAATAACGAGAAGGATGTTCTTGCGATCAGAAATTTTATTGTAGATAGGGCATTGACTCGTGGACGAAACATCGTTGTCGATGACACCAACCTTCATTCCAAACACGAGATACACTTGAAGCAAGTTGCAAAAAAGCACAACGCAGAATTTACAATTAAAGACTTTACGAGTGTTTCACAAGAGGAATGTATAAAACGTGATCTTAAAAGAAGCAATAGTGTTGGTTCCGAAGTAATCCATAAAATGTATAAACAATTCCTCGACATTGTCTCTCCAGGTATCTTAGAGCCAGATCCAAACTTACCGACTGTGATTATTTGTGATCTTGATGGAACACTTTGTTTGTTCGACGGAAATCCTTACGAAAGAGACTTCAGTAAGGATAAGATAAATAAACCCGTGAAATCTATCCTAGACAGCAATGAAGACGTGAAAGACATAATTTTCTTTTCTGGTAGAAATGGTAAATTCAAAGACCAAACAAGAAAGTGGCTGGACGATCACGGATACGGTGACTGTTCACTGTATATGAGAGCTGAAGGCGACACCCGCAAGGACGTGCTAGTCAAGAAAGAGATGTATGAAGAACATATTGAGGGCAAATTTAATGTACTATTTGTGTTGGACGACAGAGATCAGGTCGTAAACCTGTGGAGGGGCCTTGGCCTGGCTTGTTTCCAAGTGGCAGAAGGGAATTTTTAATGGAAAAGAACAAACTCACACTATATATTAGTATCGTACAATTACTCATACTTATTTGTTTAATTGTCGTTGTTTTTGTTTTAGAGGCAAGATATGGAGGGTTAACCCACTCCGACTGTGAGATCTCCTACTGCGAGTCAGTAACACAAGAAAACCCCATACTTCAGTCATAATCATTGTAACCACAATGGGGGGTTGACAAATGTAACTATATTTTATATATTACCTCTAATGAAAGTAATAAGCATGCGCGACTTTACTACTAACCCCTACCATCATTTGGAGGAACTTCCCCTCGTCGTGATGAAAAGAAACGTCCCCCATCTTTACATACAGGACTTCTCAGAAGTGGCGACTAAGACCCTTGCAAAGAAAGTTATTAAAATGCACATAGAAAACATTGTGAAAAAGAAGAATAAATAATCATGGCCAAAAACGTATCAGTACATATCCCAGAACCAAATATACAGACAATTAAACTAACTCTTGTTGGTAGGCGACCTCTTATTATGAATGAGTGGAGTGAAAAGGCTAAAACTCAAATAAGAGACAAACAAGCCAAAAAAGCTAACAAGAAAAAGAATGCACGTAAACCAAAAGAAGAGTACGAGTCAGCCAAAATCAAAAATGGAAAAGGGAAACTTAGCATTAAAGCTATCTGGATAAAGAGTGCAATTGTCGGATCTGCAAGATTTGTTGACGATCTTCCAATGACAGTATTAAGAGGCGCAGTCTTTGTAAGAGGTGATGATGACGGATTAATACAACTCAGATACAAGAAAGAGGAAATGGTCGAGGACACAGTGAGACTTTCAGGGATGGGTAGAAGTGCAGATTTAAGATACAGGCCATATATCTACGACTGGGAAGCAGATGTCGAGATAGACTTTGATGGAGACGTTCTTTCTCTCGAACAAGTAGTTAATCTTGTTAAAAAAGCAGGATTCTCTAACGGTTTAGGAGAAAACAGACCAGAACGTAGTGGAAATGATTATGGAACATTCGACGTAAAAGCAACAAAGTAGTGGCAGGATCGTTACGGTTTTTATCGGAAAATTACGCAAGTTATCGGATGGGATGGGATTGGCAGGAGGGGTATCGAGTGTAGGGGATTGGACCAGAAAGGAGTCGAGGGTTAAGGATCGGAATAGCAGGAACGGAAGAGAGGGGTATAGAGGGGTGAGGAACAGAAAGGAACGGATTGGCAGGAACGGAGGGGGAAGATTGGAGGGGAGAGTTTAGGAATGGAGAGGAATGGAAATCATGAAAACAAGAGACAAAATACAAAAAGCATTTAATGAGCTATCAGAAAAAAGCTCAGATGGAGGTGTGAGACCTGAAGACTTGGTTAAATACGCAAAACCCAAGGATTCACCACTGCATGAACACTTCGAATGGGACAATAAAAAGGCGGGTCAAACATATAGGGTTCACCAAGCAAGACAGTTGATTGGAAAACTACGAGTAGAAGTAGAAGGAGAAAACGTAAAACAGTTTCACAGTATTGTATTGGAAGTAGAAGAAGGTAAAGAAAGTAAATATTTCTCTCTAGAGAAAATACTTACAGATAAAGATCTCAAATCAAAAGCACTAAAACAGATGGTTAAGGATATTAAGTTCTTTATTAAAAAATATGAAACGCATAAAGAATTATTTGAAATAGTGAATACGGATAAAGTCGACGAATACCACAAACAGTATTTAGATTAATTATGTTTAAAACAGGAGACAAAGTAACCATAAAAGAGGGTTCTGCTTACTATGAGAATAGAAAGCAGATGCGTGGAACCATCACGAATATAGATTATGATGATGAATGTACTGTTGAATTTGAAGATGGATATAGAGGCGAATATGCCCAAGATCAATGTGTAGATTTACTTATAAGGGAGACGAAGCAGAAAAAGAGAGGAAATTAAAAATAAATGCATTCGGAGAGATGGTTTAGGAGAAGACGTTTAAAGTTGAAATAGTTGAAGGAGAAGAAGAATGAAAACCAAGAATAAAAAATGCAAACAGTGCAAGATAACTTTTTCCAGAAAAGTTTGGAATCAGGTATTTTGTTCCAACAAATGTCAAAGAGAATGGCTTTTAAAGGTCAACTTAAAGATCAAGGAGAAGAAAAAGAAGCAAAAGGAAGAATACAAATCTAAACACCCGCTTGTTGAAAGAAAAAAGGAATGTAAACAGTGTGGAGAGACTTTTACCTGGAGGTCTGATAAACCAACTAGAAAATTCTGTGAAGTAAAGTGTTCATCTAAATATGGTGGCCCAAAAGAAAAAGATAGGAGAAAAAAGATAAAAGAGTCTCAACAAAACATAGACAAAGATAACAAAAATCTAGTTGCAGTTAATGACGTGTGGCTCACACTCAAGCATTACAAAGAACCTCTCAAAAAAGTTAAAAAGGGTAATCATGGATTTTATGGTGCTCTTCTTTCTACTGTGGATGGGGAACTTATACAGTGTCATATTTGCGGGAAGCTTTATAAATCATTGATTTTCCACGTGAAGTCGGCTCACAAAATAAACACCAAGGAATATAGGAAAAAATTTAACCTTGCTGGCAGTACAGCTTTAGTTTCTGAGGTTCTTAGAAATAAATATAAAAAGAGAACGATTGATTGGCTAAATAAAATGAGTAAAGAAGAAAAGGAGACATATTTTGAAAGAAAACGGGAACGCATTAAAAAATGGTACGCGAGAACAAAAAAGGATGGCACCCTCCACGAAAAAATGTCTCACCCTATTACTTTGGAAACTAAAAACAAAAGGGGTACGTGTCCAGACCAATTACTGGACAAAATAAAGAAAGTTTCCAATCAACTTGGCCACACTCCTTCTAAAAGAGAATTTATTCAAGTCTGTGAAACACAAAGGTATATGCATCTTATTTACAAGACATTTGGGTCTTGGCCCAATGCTCTTAAGATGGCTAAATTGAACCCAAAACCAAAAACAGAAAATGGAGGACACAGAAAATACTCAGACGAAGAGTTGTTGGAATATTTAAGAATCTTTACACAAGAGTTTAACAAGGTTCCTACATATACAGATTTTAGAAGAGGTTTATTGCCAGACTACGCAATATATACGAGACGATGGGGAGGAATAGAAAATGCAAGACAAGAAGCAGGAATTTACGAATTTATAGAAGATTAATATGTTATCAGAAAGACTCGGAATACACACTCAACTAGTTGTTCCCCCCGAGTTGCTCGTAAAGAGAGAGGGTTTTGTGGTCAAAAAAGATGTGGATTCTACAGGATTACAGTCAGATGTAGAAGTAGGAGAATATGATGGAATGCCAGCCATAAGAAAAGTTGCAGGTAAACATTTAGACCAAGACACCTTGCAACAAATGGCGTTGACGTCAGTCATTCAAAGACAGCAAATGGCTGAGACTGGAATACTTATTCCACACAACTTTGTAACACACGTAAACGGAGGATTAGAAGTAATAGACGAACTAGTTTTAACACAGGATGTAGAACAAGACATAAAAGAGAGAGATTACACAGGATACAGAGAGGTAATTAAATACATTTGCACATTAAATGATGGAACAGTTAGAAGCAAAGTAATGTTTGATGCTATGCCAGGCAACTTTGCACATGACGAGGACGGTTTACACTTCTTCGATTTCTTTCCGCCGACCCTAAGGGGAAGCGACGGAGGAGTGACACCATACTATGAAGAAGTGTTTGTTAGGCCAAGAGACTTATTCACATTTAATTACGGTGACACCAGAGGTCAGTTAACTAAACTAATGGCAGGGAACAGGTATAGATTTCCAGAACACGAAGAACAACTAGAAGAGATAGCACTTAGCACCATTCAAGGAAGAGTGCCAAGAGAAGTAGAACGATATATAAATGAACAAGCAGAAAATAACTATCCAGATATGAATACATTTTATCAAGGGCAGGCGTACGAGGCTGCTGAACTATTGCAAACACTAATATGAAACATAAAAAATTAGAAAAGGTTGTTGGTGAAGATAGATCTGGATCATTCAAAGACTTTCCTGAGAGGTTAGAAATAGTGCGCAAGAAAAAAGGAATGACTCTAAGAGAATTTGGGGAGACGATTGGTGTCCCGACTAGTACGTTATGGAACTGGGAAAACGGCACTAGGCAAATGCCATATGACCTAATCTGGCTGGTTTTGTGTGAACTAAACATGCTTAAGAACTAATATGAAAATAACGTTCAAACAGACCAGTGGAGCTTGTCCAGAACAGTACGATGCTTTAGATGAAAAAGGTAACACGATTGGTTATTTAAGATTGAGACATGGACACTTTACTGTTGAACACCCAGACGTCCATGGTGAAGTGGTATATGAAGCGAAAACAAAAGGAGATGGGATGTTTACAGAAGACGAAAGAGATTTTTACTTAAACCAAGCACGAGAAAGATTGAGTGAACTTTTATGATTAAAAGGATTACATACCGCATTACCAAAGAGACGCCAGCGCACGTTAATTTTAGTTTATGGGTTAATGGAGGGCTTATTTGTTCACCTGGCGGTATGTGTTTAAGAGTTGATGAGTTTCCCATCTTTGTTGAGAAATTGGGAGCGATTGATGACAGTGAATGGTATAAAAAAGAAATGGGAATCTAATATGAGTGATGAACACAAGCAGGGCGCAGAAGAAATAATTGGCAAAATGTACGAGTTTGCTAGAGAGAGATTGAGTAATGCAGACATGTTTACTAACTCACCCAAGGACAAGTGGAAAGCAACAGGAAAAAGAGAATTACTCGGTGATTTATTTAGATATTTAAAGGAGTTGAAAGATTATGAGAATTAAAATTGGACCAGATAAATTAACACTCTTAGTACCATTGATCCTCACTTTATACTCAGTGTCCCAATTGGGGCTAGAAGTAGAATCTAGTGAAGTCGACGGTGAAACCATAGTGGGTATGTTTTTGTTTACATTTGGATTCTGGATACTTGGATATATAAGTGGAAGAAGTGAATAATATGAAAAATAAATTATCAGCTTATGATATTGACGGAATACTTACAGCGGGCGTAAAACCCAAGAAGCCTTACGTGGTAATCTCTGGACGCTTAAACACTGATTGGGGGAGAACCATTGAACAACTAGGACCAGATGTGGTCAAGAACTCGGATGGAGTTTATTTGAGACCATTTGGTGAGCAAGGAGACAGGGGCATGGCAGGAGTGTGGAAAGGAAAGATGATTAACATGCTAGGAATTACAGAATTCCATGAAGATGAGAAAATACAAGCTGACATAATTAGGGCAATGTGTCCTGACTGTGAAGTGATAGAGCATGAAAAAACTTGATTACATGACAAGGAAAGAGTACCTAGATTGGTACGCCAAAGAGGGTTGCAAAGAATGTCTACTTTGTAAACCTGAGGTACAAATGGTTATTGAAGAATTCAAACATTGGATCTGGATTGTCAACCCAGCACCTTATGTGGGTAGGCATACAATGCTAATTCCAAGAAGGCATATTCTTTTTGAGAGTGAAATAACAGAAGAAGAACACAAGGAATACAGAAAGATATTTGATTTAATTCTTGATAGGTACAGAGCTGCAAAGATGAAGCACCACGATGGGACGCCAGTTAGAAAGTTTACCGTAGCCACAAGGACAAGAGATTATCGATTTGTACATGATGGGGATCTTCCTCGACCAGAGCATCTACACAAACATTTCATACCAGAACACATAAAGATGTGGAGGAAAATGAATGAAGAGGATGCACACACATACAGAGATACTGTTGAATTACTAAAACGTAATGAATAAAAAAATAGTAGAAAGAATCTATCCAAACGACAAGCGTGTTAAACCACAAACAGTGGCACACCACATCGCTAGATATGAGTTTGCGTCTAAGTTTGAAGGAGAAGTTGCATTAGACGTTGGATGTGGTACTGGATATGGATGTGAAATGTTAAGACAAGCAGGATTTTATATGACTAAAGGATTTGATGAGAGTCTGACTGCAATTAATTACGCCAAGGAACATTTCCCCAAGTGCCACTTCTTCAGAAGAGACTTGGTAGAAATGAATGGCACACTCTATAGACCAGACTTAGTCACAATGTTTGAAGTAATAGAACACATCCCGTTTAATATAGGTAAGGACACCATACGGTGGATAAGTAAAGTTTTAAGAAACAAAGGTACATTTATCATGTCTACCCCTAGAGATATTAATGGTAAGTATAACGAGTTTCACAAGAGTGAATGGCCCTATCCGATTATAAAGAATGAATTAGGATCAGTATTTAAAAATGTAAAGATCTACGGACAAGATTGGGATACTGCTAAAATAACAACAGAACACGTACCAAATGAAGATTTTTACATAGCAGTTTGTAGTAATGACTGAATACACATACTTAATTCTAACGCTCAGCGGTAAATACATAGAAGTAGATGAGGAAGTGTGGAATTTAATAAAGAGACTTATATGACAAATAAACAAACAGACAAACACACAACACACCATGCTTGCAAAGAAGTAGCGGATAAGCATGGAGATAAAGCAAAATGCTGTCGCTGTATTAGACATAAATGTAAAAAGACAAAGAACAGTGTGAGCTTTGGTGTTAAAAACATGAAGGGATCTATGATAATGGCAAACGGTGAATCTTATTACCCACAAAGTGTAATCGACCAAGCCCTCAAGCAACGAGATGAGGAGATGATGAGAAAACAATTCAATGTTTGCGAAACACACACAACTCAGAAGCACGGAAGAAAGCCAGTAACGCACTGAAAGGGCGAGCTGTTTCCGAAGAGTTTCGTATGAAGATGCGAAAAGTGAATACACGCAAGAGACCAGTAGCGATGTATAAAGATGAAACTAAGGTTAAAGAATTTGATTCACTTTCATCAGCATCTAGACATTTGGGTTTATGTGTGACTTCTGTCTGGGACGTTCTCGTTGGGAAAAACAAAACAGCGGGTGGATATAAATTTAAATACTTATGAAATTAGAAGATACATTACGAAAGGTGCTGAGGGAGTTTGAGGACATTGCAGACGATTTAGATGCCATGCCGAGTAGAGTAAGAGAAAAAGGGTTAAAACAATTCATCACCAAAGCAATAAAACAAGCACTGGAAGAATATGAGAAGGCTGTGAGGGTGGAGGAGAAGGTGGACAAAGACTATAGCGAGTGTGCCAACCAATATGGTGTTCATCACCTTAATGGCTACAATGCAAGTATAAAAGACAGAGAAAAGAAAGTGGAGGATTATCTAAAATGAAAATACTAATACATCTAGTAGCAGGAATTATTGTGTACAACATGGGTTTTGAGCCAGCGGGACTATACTTAATAGTAGTGTCAAGTATGCTTACTGTAAGATTTCTTGAAGATTAGTGTGATGGGGATGGCGGTGACGCTAGAGTAGTAAAAAGAGACAAAAGCCGTGCGACTCGGATGAAAAAATGGTCTCCTTCCCCATCATAGTGATCTTGAGGGGGCCTGGGGTTAAAAACTCAGAGGCAATTCTTTAATTAGGATTGGTCGGGCTTAACCCCCTCAAGTAAATAAAATATGAGTCCACTCTTTAATCAGGGTTGGATTGTCCGAGTCCACTCGAACAAATAAAATATGAAGAAACTAATAATAATAATACTATTCGCAATCTTTTTCTTTATCTTATTCCCTTTTTATCACATGATTAAGTTTGAAGAATGAACAAAAGAGATATTGTCCTTCAGAGAAGGTGAAGCACTTGTACGATTGAATTAACAACACGGGATGTAGTATAGTCATTTTATGGCTACTCCAAAAACTAAGTCTCCAATACCATTACCAGACTTCTTAAATGTTGACAAAGAACTAGTCCCCAGGCAAAGGAAACGTAAGAAAGATAAACACCAGGATGCCTATGAAGAGTTTTGTAAATGGTCCGCCACCCCAAAAGAATTAAGAGAACCAAAGACTCAAGCTGAATTCGCTAGCTTGTGGAAATTGGCCCCTAAATATATAAGCAACTGGAAAAACAACGAAGACTTCCAAGCAAAGAGACTTAACTACTTCTGGAACTGGATGTTCGAGAAACTACCCGACGTAATGTATGCAATCTACAGAAGGGCAAAGAGGAACTCTTCAGCCGATGCCAGAATATTCACAGACATAATTGGAAAGAGACTAGAAACGAACGCTCCAAAGAAAGAGATGACACCATTCTTAATGGTTGGTATTCCTCAAGATAGGGTAAATAACCTTTTTGTCCCCAAAGGATATGATTCTGCTATCAAGAAAACTATTGAATTAAACAAAGATAAGGTTGAAGATGCAGAAACAATGCCAGTAGAAAAAGCTTAGCAAATGGATCAAGATCAATTAGACCAACAAGAACATAACGAGAAGTTCTCAATCACACCCACACCCAAGCAGGCAGAATTTATCACGACAGATGTGAAGTTCTCATGTTACTCGGGTGGTTACGGAAATGGTAAAACTACTGCGGGATGTTTGAGATCACTCCTTTTATCTTCAGGGATGCCTAACAACTTTGGTTTAATTGGAAGACTTACATATCCAACTCTACGTGATACAACAAGGAGAAGTTTCTTTGAACTGTGCCCTCCAGAGTACTATGCAGCAGAAAATGGTGGTGAGTGGAGGAGATCAGAGAATCATCTTAAATTTACCAATGGATCAGAGATTATCTTCCGTCATATGGACCAAATATCAGAACAGGAACTAAAATCTCTTAACTTGGGGTGGTTTTACATAGATCAAGCAGAAGAGGTTCCAGAATCGGTATTCATGGTACTCCAATCTCGTCTTCGTTTAATGGCAGTCCCCAATAGATTTGGTTTCGTCACCTGCAACCCAGAACCAGGAAATTGGCTCTTTCATAAATTCAAGAAACCTCACGATGAAGGAAAACTACACCATGATTACCAGATAATAGAGGCTCCTACCTCTGAGAATCAAAAGAACTTACCTGATGATTATATTCAGGTTCTAAGAGACGCTTATCCAGACGAAATGCAGAGACGTTACATTGATGGTGAGTGGGAAGTCTTTGAAGGTCAGATTTATCCAGAGTTCTCTAGAAGAATCCATGTTATCAAGCCGTTCGATATTCCAAAGGGTTGGGAGAAGATAGTTGCCATCGATCACGGAATGGTAAATCCAACAGCCGTTCTTTGGGGAGCTATTGATTATGACGGCAATGTTTATATATACAATGAATATTACAATCCTGGCATAGTCTCTACCCACGTTAAAAACATACTCGAAATAACGGGTGATCAACTGGACGATATATCATTTTGGTTGATTGATCCTTCTACCGTAGCAAAGACCAGAGAAAAAGATGGAATGCCCTGGTCGATATTAGAGGAGTATGAAGATGGTGGTATTTGGGCCACTCCAGCCAACAACCAAATTCTGGGTGGGATCAACAGAGTTAAGGAGTTCATGAGAGTCGATCCCAAGAGAAGAAACCCAATTACTGGAGAGCTTGGATCACCAAAGTTGTTTATTTTCTCTAATTGCGTTAATCTAATAAATGAAGTCCCCCCTTATCAATGGAGAAAGATGAGGAGTGTCCTCCCAAGAAATACTTTGGAGAGGCCAGTGGATTACAACGATCACGCGCTGGATGCACTTAGGTATATGATTATGTCTAGATTCCCAGCTCCGCAAAGAAAGAAAACTGGATATGAACTCGTTACACCTTTACAGAGAAAGAACTCAAATTCAATCACGACACCATTCCCCAACAGCCACAAAGGAGATGACATGTTGGGTCAATTCGATGGAAATATAGGAGGAATACCACATGGTGAAAAGTTCAGGTAAAAATTCAGATAAAAAACAAGAGTTACACATGTCTCTAGCGTGGTGGTCTGACATAATCAGGACGCTCGACAGTAAAGTTCATGGTATGTCAAAAGTGGGAGCGTATGGGTCGATTTCACTAGAGATAGTTATCCAAAATGGGAAAACAAAAGACATTGTTTTTTCAGATAAACTCAAATTAAGACAAAAAACCCAAAAGGAAGCAGAAAACAAAGCTTGACAAGTAGGTAAATTTTCTGTTATTTTTAATGTAGTCCAAGAAGAACAACTCACGTGACGCAGTGTGTTGTTTTTATGGAAATATTAACCCTCTCTCTCACAATAACTTTTCTCTCTGTTTTTGCTTGGTTTCAATATAAGCTAAACAAGAGAATTATAAGGTCTATAAAGGATGGGCCAACTCCTCAAATTACTCCAAACAAGATTACTGGATTAGATTCCAACGTTGTCGAACTAACAGAAGGAAATCCTCTCGACTTACCAAATGACGTTAAGGTCGAAGTTGAGGGTGGAGACACACACCTTCCTCCACAATATGAATTCACACCTGAACAAACACCTAACCAAATAGTTGCGGAATAAACAATGGCAAAGAAAGATGAAGAAAAGAAAAATTCTAAAAGTAAAGTTAGCGATCAAGAACTTGAAGCAATTGTAGCGGATTCTGAATCAAAGGCGCTCGTTCAAAAATGCCGAAATCTCTTTCATTACGCCAAGGAAGCTAGAAGGAAGTATGACTGGGAGTGGTTAGTAAGAACACTTTATGTTAGGGGATACCACTTTGCTAGATACAACAGAAACACTAGCACAGTAACTTTCGGCAATAGGAGTGGAGTTAGAATACCAGTCAATCTCTTACACGCACATTTAAGGGGTGTAAGGAATCAAGTTACTAGTTTTAGGCCAAAATGGGAGGTTTTCCCTAAGGTTACAACCGAGTCAGCCCTAGAAAACGCTAGATATTCTGGAAAAGTCCTTGATTACATTTACGACCAATCGCACATTAAAAGAGCCATAAAGGAAGTAGTTACACAATCTTTATTGTATTCAGTTGGTATTTGGCAATTCACTGTGGACAAAGATGGAAAGATTAATGTAAGAACCGTCGATCCATTTGACTTCTACATAGATCCCAACACTAGGTCCGCAGACATAAACGATCCAGAACAAGGTGCAGAATTTATTATAAGAACAATGAATATGCCTCTAGATGCTGTTGTTAAGAATCCAAACTATACGGGAGTGGAAGAGTTGCAGCCCGACAATCAGGTTGCCTCCGCTGATTACAAAAGATTTCTTTTGCAAGTAACTAGGCACATTTATCAAAGACAACAAGAAGAAGCTCCTACTGTAATTGTTAAAGAATGCCAGTTTAGAGAACGTCAAGACGACGGCACTTTCAAAATAAGGATAGTTACTTACATAGATTCTCTACAAACCCCGATAAGGAACGAACTTACGGACAAAACTGAGTATGACTATGAGATCTATCAAGGTGAATTAACACCGCTCGAAGTTTATGGAGAGTCTTGGTCTAAACACCTAATACCTATTAATAGAGTAATAGATTCTCTAGAGAGTCACATCTTTGAGTACAACCACCTATTTGCTAGAGGAAGATTTGTAATAGACAAAAATTCTGGAATCAGATTAATCGTCAATCAACACGGACAAATAATCGAGAAAAACAGAGGATCTACTGTTACATCTCTACCAATAACACCTCTACCAAACGCACCTTTCCAACAACTCATAAACATGAGACAACACTTTGAAGATATTTCAGGTGTACATGACGCGTCTTTGGGAAGAATACCTGCTGGAGTTAAGAGTGGAATAGGAATAGCAGAACTTAAACAGGCTGATGCTACTAACCAATCAGATCTAGTCGACAATCTTGAAGATTTTCTCTCCCGAGCAGGAGGGAGAATCCTTAAGCTTGTTGCTGAACATTGGAATACAAGCAAGCTTATTAATGTAACTGGCGAAGGAGGTAAGCCTGAGTACTTTATGGCGGTTGGAGAAAGAGGTAAATCTAAAAAGAAAAAGGATGAATTTACTTTTGGAGAGATGAAACTCCCACTAGCAACCATCGGAGCAGAAAACGAAGTAAGAGTAAAGGTTGGAAGTTGGTTAGCTTACACAAAGGAAGCTAGACAAGAAAAACTTAAAGAACTTTTCAGACTGGGAGCAATCGACCAAAAGGCCTTACTTGAACACATGGAGTTTGGTGACATCGACGGAATAATGGAGAGAACCAGACAAGAGAGACTCTTGCAAGGTAGAGCTGGAGCACCATCTCAATCCGTACAAAGAATGACTGGTCAGGAAATGAGCGACGAGGAACTAGCACTAGCTGAGAACGAGCTGATGTTAGAAGGAAAAGACCAACCAGTAGAGCCTGACGATGATCACGAAGTACACATTTCTGTTCACAGAGAATTACAGGATGATCGGAAACAAGGTCACGTAATAAAGGCACACATTAATGAGCATTTGAGTTTAGCTAGGTGGCAAAGAGGACAAGAGAGTCAACCTTTTTCACCAGAAGAGCAACAAGCTCAAGGGAATGGTCCAGAAAGAAGTCCAGTAGCGCCAACACCTGACCTGGCAGCAATGCTTGCAGGAGGAGGAGGTCCAGGAGGACCAGGTCCAGGAGGACCACCACCAGGACCAGGAGGACCATAATGCAATACGGGAAAAGACCAGTAGTCAAGAAGTTTAGGAGAAAAGTTACGGGACGAGGTAGAGATATAAGAGTCACTACTTTAGAAAGAAAAGAAAGAAAAAGACCAATGAGACAAAGAAGAAACATGAGAAAACAAAGGACGGTGAGGTGATTTTATGAGAATAAAAAGACACGGATTAAGTAAAGAAAGTAGAAAACTAATTAGAAAAGGTTTGGGAATTGCCTCTATGGGAATAATGGGAGGTAAAGCCGCCAGTGTTGGTCGTGCAGCAGGAAAAAGATTGAAGAAAAGTCTTCCTACGCCCACAAAAAGACGAAGGAAAAGAGTTACGCCAACAATGAAGGCCCTTCGAAGTAAATATGGGTCACAAATGACAAAACAAGAATGGAGAGAAAGATTAAAGAAAACAAAAAGGTCTCAGAGACCAATGAAATAGAGAGAGGTGATTTAATATGGCTTGGAAATTCCCAGGATTAACAAAAGAAAATAGAAAAGCTAGAAACAAAGGTTTCTTTGCTCAAGTGAAAGAAGCCAGAGAAATAAAGAGAACTATCCGTGCTAGAGCAAAAGGAAAACTAACACCTCGACAAAAAGGACAACAGATAGGTAGAGCTGTTAAAAAAAGAGCAAACATACACAAACAAATGGATACCCAAAAAAGAAAGCAAAGGCGTCCACAAGAAGACGTTTCTAAATATTTTAGATAAAAATGGCACTTGCAAAAGACAGTCAGAAAATGAGAAGAAAGGGTCTATATAGATCTCCTTCTAGACGTGTTTCAAAGCCCAAGAAGTTGGGAACTCATCCATCTCTTAGTACTAGAAAAGTGAGCCCTAAAAGATTATTCAGAACTTTAAGTGGAAAATTACGCTAAGGAGGTGTTTAAAAGTTATGCCGATAAAAATACATTCAGACAGATTAGCTCAGGTTAAAAAAGATAGAAAAAAGAGAATGACCTATTCTATGGGTGGGCCCGAATATATCCCAGTTGACCTTTATGGTGCTAGGACCGACTACCCAAAAGGTAACCCTGGAAATCTAAAAAGGGCAGCTCAAGATATCAAGGATAGGTTTGATATGGATCTTCCATAGGAGAAGAAAACATTGAGGGGGGGTGAACAATATATGCTTAAATTTACTTATTTAAATGCAGACAATAGTACAGGTGATTCACAAAACCTAGAAGCTAGGGATGAAGCATCTGGTGCAGGACTTAACAAGGATACTTATGTGAAATCTATTCACTTTGGTAACCCTGCTAATGGTGATGTCACCATTATCCACGATGCACAAACACAACCAGGACACGCTTCTGGAATGGGAAGTATTGCAGTTGGGGAAGCCGCGTGGAAATACACACACCCTACGGCAGCAGCAGGACTTCCTCATTTACCAGTGATTGACTTCACTAGTAATGGGGCGACTCAAGGACTTCAGGTAAACGGAGGTTCTTTTCACACAGATGCAGAAAACGTTACTGTTATCTGGGAAAGAGTAGACGACTGATAAGCATTGAATAATATGCTTTATCAACACGGAGGAGAAGGAACAGGTTCCTACAAAGGAAAAGGTTCTTCTTCTAAATTAAAACAACATGGAGGGGAAGGGTCGGGATCTGGAAAATCTTCTGGTGGAGTTAAACTTTTTAACCCATCAAAGGCAGACTATTCTGGACCTGGAAGACATCTTAAGACTGTTTCTTACAGTATGAAAAAGAAAGGCAACAGTAAGATGTCCTATTAGGATTAAGTTTCTAACTTGTTTGGCTAACATCTTAGATGGCCAAGCAGGTGAGGGTCTTACTCTCAAGGGTCGTCCACTTTAGAGACGTTAAAAAACGGATCGCCCACGTTAGAGGCGATGGACGTTAAAGAAAGTAGAAGAGAGGGGGTGATTATGAATGAATAATGACAACAACGATTCTACTTCTCAAGTATCCGAAGAGGAATTGAGTGATGAGCTCTCGTCAAGCACAGAAGAACAGGGGGTGAAGACAACAGCTACTCCTGTAGAAGATTCATCTGACGAGGAATCTACTCAAATAGGTGGGGAGGACGGTGAACCCAAAGGAAGAGGCGCTGAAGCAAGAATAAAACAGCTTTTAGCGGAGAATAAAACTAAAGACGCACAAATAGCATCTTTAGAAAACTCTAGGGTAGAGAAATCTACTCCCATTCCACGGGAAACATCCAATCAAAAACCACCCGAGGTTTTAAGAGCTATATCCCAGTTGAAAAACATGGGAGTCAGTTTTGACAGCGACGTTGACCAAAAGGTCGCGGACGTACAAAACAGATTAACTCTTAACAACGAACATGGAAGGCTAAATGAAACGTATAACGGTTCAGATGGTCGTCCTAAATACAACTCGGACGAGGTTGAGAAGTATATGCGAGACAATGGAGTGTACCAACCTGAGGTTGCGTATAAGACCATGCATGAAACGGAGTTACTTGATTGGAACTTAAAACAATCTTCCCAGAAACCTAAAAGCTATACAGCACCACCTACTGCACCAGGCAGTAGAGGGAGCCAGACTATAACTAGGGAGAAACTTGCAGAAATGCAAGACAAACCTAATTACAAAGAATGGTACAACAAGAATCGAGACAAGATTCTTAAGTTGATGGCTGAAGATAAGTTATAAGCAGAAGGGGGGTGAGAAAAAATGGCATTAGGAACAAATCATTTAACAACGACAACATCAGCGATATTTATACCTGAGGTATGGTCACCGGAAATTCTTAGGGCAACTGAGGAAGCTTTGGTTATGGCCCCTTTGGTAAAACGTTTTGATTCAATGGTTACCTCAAAAGGTGATACTATACATATCCCTAATTTGAGTAACTTGAGCGCCAATGATAAGTCAGCTAATACTCAAGTCACGCTACAGTCTCCAACGGAAACTGAAGTAACAATCAGCATCGATAAGCACAAAGAAGCTTCGTTCTTGGTTGAAGACATAACTAGAGTTCAATCAAACTATGATCTTATGAGTGAGTATACAAATAAGGCAGGATTTGCAATTGCTAAACAGGTAGATACTGACCTACTCGGTGAGTACACAAACCTTACTAGCACTGACGTCGGAACTTATGGTGACGACATCACAGATCCAACTGTTTTGGCTGGTATCGAAGCTCTTGATCTCGCAGACGTCCCTATGGAAGATAGGGCTTTTGTTATAGATCCAACTCAAAAGACTGCGCTTTCGAAGATAGATAAATTCGTAAGAGCTGACTATTTGGGTGAGTATCAAAGTCCAAAACCTGCAAAGGTTGGACCAAACAGCCGATATATGTGGGGAGACATTTATGGAGTTCCTGTGTATTACACCAATCAAGTACCTAGTACTGCTGGTACACCTACACAGATTCATAACATCCTTCTACATAAAGAAGCGTTTGCGCTCGCTATGCAACAGTCTCCAAGAACTCAGAGTGATTACATTCTCGAGTATATTGGTAATTTAGTTGTGGTAGATGTTATTTATGGTATTAAAACCATAAGAGCAGATTTCGCGATCGAAGTTCGATCGTAAAGATAGCTAATGGGGGTAAGGCGAAGTTCTTACCCCCTCAACTGATATGAACGACAAGAGTTTAGTTAAACAACACAATAAACAAGTGGAGAGAGTTATGTCCCAAGGATCTAGTCAATTTAAGAGTCCACGCAATGTGGCTCAGGATATTATGACTAGAGCTGTGGATCGAAAAACAGGTAAGGTTTACAGAGGAGAAAGCGGATTGCGTCTGTTGGATCGACAGAGGAGAGGTGGACAGTGAAAGTCGCTGTCGTTACTCCCTCACGGGGGTTGATACATTCAAGAACCGTTGAGGCTATAAGGAAGAATTTTTTGGGAATCGAAAAGAATTTTGAATGGAATCATTTTATTTCACACGACAAGCCAATCCCTAAGGCTCAAAACTATCTTTTCGAAAAGGCGTTTGACTGGGGTGCAAATTACATCTGGTCGGTAGAAGAAGACAATGTTTTTCCAGCCCACACTCTGATTAAGATGATCAACTTTGCCAAACAGAAAGAGGCAGAAGTTGTTTATGTAGATTACCCGATAGGAGCTAAAAGAAGTTCGGGAATTTGCAGAAAAGGAAATCAGATTTTGTGGGGACCGATGGGATGCACGTTAATTTTAAGAAGTGCTCTCGAAAAACTTGATCGTCCTTGGTTTAGGACAGACAAGACATTTAGAATCGAGAACAAAGATCCTCTCGAATTAATAGAAGAGGACATCCCCAACAAATATGGGGGCCAAGATATATGGTTCGGAATGAAATGCAAGGAGAAGGGAATTAAAGTGGTTCAATTAACCAGCATACTGGCTGGGCACGTTAAACCAAAAGGAGAAAACAGAGAAATAAACAATACTTATGAATTTGAAATTTGGGACTCTATTAAAGAGCACCAAAGATACAACTGAGAAGGGTGGGTGATAATTATGACAGCAACTTTTGAAAAAGCAGATACAAGGAAACTAGCAGTTACAACCTCGGACCAACAAATGGACTTTGGTAGACCTGTCGTAGATGAAGTTTATGTGGTAGCAGATGAAACAACAGTTAGGCTTGATTTTGATCAACCAACTGATGATAGTTCATTCCATTTATTAACTGCGAATGAACCTTTCAGAATTAAGGTCAATTTCCACAGACTACATGCTTCTACAACCACAGGGACAGCAAACTTGTACGTATTAGCAACCAGACATAACGACGCTTAAAATGGAAGAAATTGTAAACAACGGCAATCGTAAGCCTTTTGTAAGAAACAAGGTTTCTCTTTATTTGGCATACGCGAAAAAGTCTCTACTAGAGATAGCCTCTGTTGTGTCCCAGAAACTAACTTTCAAAGTTAAAGTGGAAAACGAAGTAGATAACAAGTCTTCACTTAATAGGATCGTTAAAGAACTAAGGATTGTTCAAAACGGACTCAAGGAAGTTGTCGCCGTGGAATTCCCCGATAACACAGAAAAACTGACGAGTGCTTTCGGAAAGAATATTGAAGAATTAAACGAGACACTTGAGAAGGTTGGTTCAGAGGTTGTAAATCTCCAGAAACTACAGAAGGATGTTGAATTCCCCTCCATACAAAAAGTATCTGGTGCTGTAAGTGTGTCTAAAATACCAGACAGTGCTCAGCTTACCAAGATACTTGAGGCGTTGGGAGCAATTAATAAAGATCTTTCAAAGATCAAATTAGAGATCCCACCTTACCCAGAACAAAAAGAGGTTATTATACCCCCGTATCCTGAACCTAAAGAGGTTAAGATTCCTCCTTTTCCCAAGGTTATTCAAACTGTTGAAGGAAAACACATAATTCAAGCTATTAATGCTCTCAAGGAAGAGATTGTAAAAATTCCCAAAGGAATAAATATTCCAGAAATAGACTTTCCGTCTCAAATATCCATTGACAATTTTCCTCCACAAAAGTATCCAATGCCTGTTACGAATATCAACGTGAACTCATTAAGAGGTCCCGTTAGGGCTACCGCGATCGTTGTTAAGACAACCGTAATTCCACTTCCATCCACTCCATTACCTGACAGGCGTTCTTGGGTGTTCTTCAACAACTCTGAAGACACAGATGTGTATATTGGTGCGTCAGATCTCTCTATCGCTAATGGAATGCCAGTTGGGCCTAAACAGTATTCACCTTCATTTGATGCGGGACAGTTGGTAGATATTTATGGTGTGGTGGCTAGTGGTGAAGCAGAAATAAGATTATTTGAAGTTTCCATGGATGCGATCGGAGCATAAATTATGGGTAGAGCAAGTACAGCAGCTTTTGGAGCGCCTTATAAAACTTCCGCGGGTAAGGTTAGGTCTGGTTTGGTTGACGATGATGGACATGTACAGGTCGACATCCTCAATAGCACACTATCTGTAACACAGTCTGGAATCTGGGATATTAATGATGTTTCTGGAACAATTTCTCTTCCCACAGGTGCAGCTACTTCAGTCAATCAATTAGCCGATGGTCACAATGTGACAGTGGACAATGGATCAGGTGGTGCAGCAGTTAATATTCAGGATGGGGGTAATACTATTACCGTGGATGGAGCTGTGACGGTTTCTGCGACAGATTTAGATATAAGGGATCTCACAAGTGCCAGTGATTCGGTATCTGTGCTTCAAGCTACACACGATAGTCTTAATCTGAACGCTAATATCCAAGTAGGGGATTCAGATGTTGCAGCAGGTAATCCTGTACCAACAAATGAAGTAGAACCCACAGGTGTGAATGGGGGAGATGTTGCTGTTGGAACGTCAGAAGTTGAGATGACTTTTTCAGGAACAACTCAATCTTTAATGATTCAGTCAGATCCAGATAACACAGGTAAGGTGTGGGTTGGCAATACTGGCATAACTAATTCTGGTGGCAATGCATTTGCACAATTGGAACCTGGTGACGCTGTGTCAATGGATTTAAACGATGCCTCGGCTGCTATGTATGCCATTTCAGACACCGCCTCTCAAAATGTCTTTAAGTCAGCACTAACATGAGCAAACTGACATTACATCACGCACCACTTACTAATAATCAGAAGGCGGAACTCAATTTCTTCAATGGATCATTTCTTGAAACCTTTGACGCTCTTGTGACAAGTGATGGAGCAATTGTGACATTGACGATTACTAATGCGAGCAGTGGAGATTTAACGACCAGATTTTCAAGTGGTTACTCTATTTTCACTGGAGGCTCAACAATAGCACTAACCGCAGGAAGTGACACTTCCCCCACATCAAATTATATTTATATTCTTGAGTCAGATCCAACAAGTTTGGTCAAGTCTACTACGGAGTGGCCCGCCACAGAACATATCAAAGTAGCCTATTTCTTTGTTCCAAGTGCAGGATTTGTGCAAACAAATGGAGCTTATATCAATCAAAACTGGAACGACCATGCCCAAAATACTACTAGCCAGGGACACATGACTCACATGACAGAGAGATCGAGAAGGGATGGTGCATACTATTTTTCAGGCGTAGATGGAAATGGTACAAGTGGTTACTTAACCCCAACGGCATCAAATGTAGAGTTGAAGTCAACAGCAGGTGTTATCTACCAGATGCACAAACACACTGTACCAGCGTTTGATACGAGTGGAGGTGACATGGTTTTGGTTAAAAATTGGTCAGGTACTCCATACAATGACATTACTAATTTGTTTGATATTACAGAAGACAGTACGGGTTCATCTATCGGAAACAATAAATATTTCAACTTGGTTCTCTGGGCAGTGGCAAATAAGTCAGGTGAATTTTCGCCGATGATAATCAACCTTCCTAGTGGATCATATAATACCCAATCAGCAGCAGAAAATGATACCAGTGGATTTGATGATTTTTCTGTACCAAGAGAATTCAACCTTGAAAGCTCAACGGCATTTCTTGTAGCCAGAATTACAATACAGAAAAAAACCACTTGGGCAGTTGCCTCTACCGTGGATCTTAGAGGAACGACACCACAAACTGCAAAAGGTGGTGCAGCAGGGATTGTTACCAGCTTTGCAGACAATGTATTTACAGTATTTGACGAAAGCGATAATACAAAAATTATGGCATTCGATGTTGGAACCAATGTAACCACAGCAATAACAAGAACGCTAGGTGTCCCTGACGCAGACGGAACAATCGCTCTTACCGATCAGTCAGATGGGTCTATTAGAGCAGATAAGTTGATTTGGTTGGGGTGGTAAGATAACATAAAAACATGGCAATAACACCGAAACAATTAGCAGATGGTCAATTAGCCAATTCTATAGGTGATTTGTATACCGTGCCTGCAAGTACTACTGGATATGTCAAAAAGATCATCTTAGTAAATACTGGTGCTGGAAACAACACCGTTAATTTATATGTAACTCCTTCAGGTGGGACTGCGAGAAAAATTATCTCTGAAGATACTGTTTTGGCAACAGGTGAATCTTTGGAGCAAACAGATCTAGTTTTGGATACTGGTGATAAAATTCAAGGTGATGCTACCAATGCAACCGAGGTTGACTTTACAATATATGGAGCTGAAGAAACATGAGGGTCTTTAATACCAATTCACAAGAAGTAATCGAACCCAGACAAGCTACTCACGACGATCTGAATGTCAACGCAAACATTCAACAAAACGATACTGATGTAGCTACGGGCAATGCCATGTTCGTTCAGCCTGGTACGGGAGCCACTTTCCCTATTTCAGCTGCATCTTTACCCTTACCTTCTGGTGCAGCCACTTCAGCACTTCAATTAGCCGATGGACATAATGTAACAGTTGATAATGGAGCTGGGGGATCGGCCGTTAACATCCAAGATGGTGGAAATTCAATCACAGTAGATAATGACGGACTCACAGAACTGGCTGGAGCTATTACAGCAGGTGTAATGTCTGTAGAAGATACATCAACCATACTAGACGACTCTATTTTCAATATCACCACCCAAAGAATAACAATGATGGGTGCATTTGTTGACGACACTGCAACAGATTCGGTTGGTGAGGGGGACGGTGGAGCCTTCAGAATGTCAGCCGACAGAGTCTTATACACACAAGGCCACGTGGCTCACGATGCAGTAGATAGTGGTAATCCACACAAGATTGGTGGTAGATCACAGGAACCAACAAGTGCACTAGAAGAAGTTGCAGATGATGACAGAACAGATGGGGCATTTGATCGACAAGGAAGGCTGGCTGTGTGGATGGGATATCCAGTCCAAAGTGCAGACATAAACGACTCGACAAGTGGAAACAACACTATTCAGGCGGCAGCGGGGGCTGGCCTTAGAATTGCAGTGATGGGCTATCATGTAATTTCAGATGGGACCGTAGACTATAGATGGGAAGACGGGGCTGGTGGAACAGCATTTACTGGACAAATCCCATTACAGGCTCGCGAAGGTGTAGTTGCAGGTTATGGAATGCATCCAATGTGGGTGGGAACCGCAAACACATTGCTGAATCTTGAATTGTCAGCAGGGGTTAATGTTCATGGACAAGTATCGTTTGTGGTAATGACAGACTAATATGAAACTTAAAAAATACGAGGACAATATGAAAGAAAAAACACCAGAGAAACTAGATTCTGTTGGATCTAGCGTTGCTTGTAGTGAAGAAAAATGCAAGGGTGAAATGATGGTAGTACAACCCACCATGAAACATCTACAACTCCCTTTGCATAGAGCCATTTGTGGTAAGTGTGGCTGGAGGGGGTGGGTGTGATATATACCAAATCCACACATAAAGACTTCTACGGAGAATCTTCTGTCAACGTAGAATACGACCCAAACACAATGAAACTAACCAAGTTTAATTGGGATGTTGCTGTTGGCAAGACAGCACACTTGGAAATTAATGGATATGATAGTGGATTAAAAACAGGCACAGGATCAGAAGACATAATTGTTGACATTTTTTTGATAAATGAGGACTGGAAACCAATTGTTATAAATCAGGAGGGTGAAGAGGTGGAGGTTGACTACTCAAGAGTGGTTCTAAAAGAGCCTCAATCCTTCAAGTTGAATATTAATTAAATGGCAGTAGCATTTGAAAGTATAACCATAAACACAGACTCCTCTGGGAGATCTAGTGCTTCCTTCTCTCACACAAACACTAGTGGGGATACACTTGCTATAATAACCCACAATCAAGAAAACTTTGGATCACTTGTGACATGTACTGCTGCTAGTTACAACTCAGTTGCATTAACCGAAAGAGTGGCAGGAACACGTGAGGTTGGACCTTTAGATTTCGCTGCAAAAATATGGACATTAGATGGTCCAGCCACAGGAGCTAACACGGTGTCAGTTACTTATGACGGTACTGGGGTGAATGACGCAATCATGGTTCTCTCCTTTACTGGTGCGAATAATGGAGTTGGGTCGACTACTGGAACAGCAAACGGTGACAGTGCTAACCCATCAGTAACATTTGGTACAGATAATAGTACTGGACTAATAATCTCTGGGGCCATGCTCCTTGGCAACGATGGCATACCTTGGACACCTGGCACTGGTGTAACCGAAAGAGCGGACAATGCAACAGGTGGAAGCAATGTAACTGATCATGCCTTTACTGCTGGCGACAAAGCAGCAACGGGTGGAAGTGACACAATAGATTTTACTGGATCAACTAGTGATGACTGGTTAATAACAGCTATTGAACTAAATGCAGCCGCAGTCGCAGGAGTAAAACTACAAAGACCTCTTAGGGGGGTTGGTATTTAATATTCTCCTGGACAAGGGGAGGTATTGGGTGATACATTTAAATCGATGATTATTGAACTTAGTCCAGAACAAATCAGGAATATTAGGGCTTTTCTGGGAAGAGTAGATCTAAAAGGAAATGAAGCTGTTGCTCTTGTCAGTATTTTTCAGGCACTTGCCTCCCAAAAACCAGTTAGAGTTGAACCTAAAGATGTCAAGAAAAAGAAACATTTGACAAAGAAGACTAAAAAGTGATAAATTGAATTGATCCTTGCGAAGTGACTCAGAAGGTGGCACGCGCGTTCTTTTACAGACGCGTGTTTTTTATTGGAGAAATATTATGGCAAAAACATTGGAAACCATCAGAACTCAAGTTAGAAGCTATCTTGACGAAGATACAGCCGCAGATTGGACTGATCCAGAACTAAATGTTCTTGTTAACACGTATTATCATCATGTTTATTCAGCTGTTGTAGATGTGTTTGAAGAATATGCGCCTCTAAAGACAGATTTTTTGTCAACTGTTGCCAATCAACAAGAATATTCTTTGCCTTCTGACTTCTTCAAAATTAGGCGTGTGGAAATTGACTATGATACCGCTAACACAGATTCCATTGCACAAAGAGCCATACCAATTAACATGGATGCTGTTAGAAGAGATCTTGGTAACGAAAATTTGGGAGTGACAATCAGGAGAGGGTCTAATTACTACCTTAGAGGTAATCAGCTCGGATTTGTACCTGTACCAGATCAAACAGGGACCAATGCCATCAAGATTTGGTATTACCCCGTCCAGTCAGATATGACTACAGACGCGACTACAATAGATCTTCCTTATCCAGACAGAGATTGGATTTTAATTGCTTGGGGAGCTGCCGCTGAAGCGTTGGCTTTCGGACAACAAGAGACAGCAGAGTCGAGCAGGCTAGAAAGAAAATATGAAAAAGGAATAGAGATGATGAAGCAAAGACTTGAAGACAGGATCACCGATGAAACAAAGATAGTTGTTGACAGTTCTGGTGAAAATGTTGATTTCGAGTCACATTATTCAGGATTCTAACATGCAAAACAATTTACTTATTATCAGAGAACAGCTTTTTGGAAAAGGATACAATGACAAACTCCCACCAGAGTTTATCCCTGCGGGTTATTTGGCTGATGTTAAAAACGGGGTTGTTAGCGAAGACAAGATCGAAAAGAGAACGGGATACAGTCTACAAGGAAATGACACTGGAAATAAGCCAATCCTGGGCTTAAAGGGTATCACAACAGCGGCAGGATTAAAGAGACTCTATAAGTTCCATGACAATTCAGGTGGAACAGAAACCGCTATTTATGAGTGGACTGGAAGTGGAGACTGGTCAAATATTGACGAAACTCTTTTTACGACACAAGGGAATGTTGTGAATTGCACGTTGGCTGAGAATGTTATCTACGCTTTTAATGGTGCAGACACTCCAGTCAAAATAACTCCTGGCTCTCCTGGTACAGCAGCGGCAGTCACTGACGGCAATTTCCCAGTGGGTAGTTTTAGTGCCTGGTTTCATAATTTTCATTTTGTATCAGGGGTATCTGCTAATCCAAACAGGCTTTATTGGTCGGATCTCGAAGATTCCGACGATTTCACTAATGGCGTTACGGGAAGCGTAGATGTTAACCCAGATGACGGAGATCAAATAACAGCTCTGGCGACCCTAAAGGACGAATTAATCATTTTTAAAAGAAATAGAATCTGGTCTCTTACGGGATTTGGTACTTCAGCATTCACAATCAGTGATGTTAATGAACGTGTTACTGGTTTCGGGACCCCCTCTCATCGTTCCATTATTAACGTGGGAAATGACCTTTATTATCTCTCTCACACAGGTGGTATTCCCGAGTTTAGAAGTCTCCAAAGAACTAGATTCGGAGTACTTGTTGAGGGGGGAATAATCTCTGATGACATAACAGGAACAATGAAAGGACTAAACGAAGGAAGACTTAATCAGGTCGCAGGAACATTTGACGGAAGAAGAGCGTATTGGTCTTACCCTCTTTCAGGAAGCACAACCAACAATCAAGTATCTGTTTTGGATACGATTACTAAAGGGTGGGTTAGATATACAGGAATGGATGCCACCATATGGGCTGAGTTCAACTTTAGTGCTGAATCTTCTATTTACTTTGGTGAGGCTGGTAACGACTCTCTTGTTTATAGACTCGATACGTCAACGAGTGATAATGGTGCTGCTATATCATTTAAGGTTGATACTAGGCGCTTCGGAGCCGACAGGCAGGAAATTAAAAAGAAATGGAAGTACTTCTTCGTCACAGCTGACGAGACAGGAGACTATGATCTTACGGTTCAGTTTTCTCCAGATGGTTTTGATTTCGAAACATTGGAAACAATGAATCTAAAGTCTGGAAGCTCTACTTTTCCTTTTACTTTCCCAATTACACTAGGAACAACCGATGTGCAAAGGAAAAGATTTAATTTTGCCAAGCAAACAAAATACACAATGCAAATGAGATTCTTACAAGAAGGACTTGATCAATCAACAGCCATAAGGGACTGGGAGATGCTTTACAAACATCGATCTCTTAGGGACGCGTAAAGGAGGTGCATTTTAATGGCAATTATTACAAAAACAAATACATACAATACAGGAGACACTTTGACTGCTGCTAAATATGAAACAGATCGAGACGACGTCATCGATGATTACAATGGAAATATTACTAATGCCAATATTGCAGCGGGAGCAGCCATCGATCTTACCAAGTTAGCTTCCACTCCAGCAACCTTGACTGGTTCAGAAACACTTACCAATAAAACTCTAACATCACCAGTCGTCAACAACCCAACGATGAAGGGAGCGGTTAATACCTTAGTGACAGCTGCTGATGGAGCTACTGTTACCTTTGATTTAGATAGTGGAAACATACAAGCAGTCACTCTTGAAGGGAATAGGACTCTTGCGATATCAAATGAAAACGCAGGGCAAGTCTTTGTCTTGAGATTAATCCAAGATGGAACAGGAAGTAGAACAGTTACTTGGTTTTCAACCATTAAGTGGGCTGGAGGTTCAGCACCTACACTTACGACAACTGCAAGCAAGGAAGATGTTCTTGGTTTCATTACAACGTCAACAGATAATTACTTAGGGTTTATTGTAGGACAGAATCTATAACATGCCACAACTAACAATTAACGCAGAAACAGGAAGCTCTGGTGGGCAAGCTAGGGGGATAGACAACTCGTGGGCTACTGTTCGTGGACAAACTAATGCAGATGACGCAGATCAAAATAGTGCAAGAATGGCATCCAATTTCTCGGGTGGTAGCTATTTTATAAGGCGCGGATTCTTGAAGTACGATCTTACTGGAATCCCATCGGGGTCAACAATAGATGCGGTTACTTATCAACCATATTGTCTCTCTAGTGGGAGCTCTAATGATGACTCAACTTCGCTTGAGGTTGTTGTCTCTACAGCAGATGACAATATTGGGACAAACGATTATAACAACATCACTTTTAGCAGTTTGGGGAGTATTAACCTTTCATCTATTAATCAAGACGACTATAGCGACATCACACTAAACAGTACGGGAATAGATCATGTTAAAGATAATTTGACGAACGGATCTGTTAAGTTTGCTCACATTACAGGGAGGGATCTCAGCAACAGCGCACCAGGCGGTGACAATGAATGTCAAATAAACGATGGGGATGCGGCGCAACCAACCAGAATAGTGGTCACATACACATCACCAGGTGGAATTTTATTTATGTTAACTTAATTATGGCAAAAGCAACAAATCTATGGGAGTACTACTCCCAAAAAGGACAACAGCTCCCTTCTGTTTCAGAAAGAAGAGATCAGTTTAGTCTGGGCGGTGATTATCGGGGAACAGCTCAACAAAACCAACAACTATTGGGTAGATTGCAGGGCGATCAGTCACGGGTTTTATCCCAATCAGCTCAAGCTCCTCCCACGATTTCTTCTATGACCAGAACAAGACCATCTGTTTCTTATGCGGAGTACACAAGACCAACTAATCCCTCTGACCCAATATCTCTTATACAAAAGTACTTTCCACAACATGAGTGGGAGAACGCTATTAAAGTGATGCAGGGGGAGAGTGGTGGAAATTCTGATGCAGTTGGAGACAACTATCCAATAAGAGGACGAACAATTCCTAGTTACGGGCTTTTCCAAATCAGAGCATTAGAGGGAAGACCAGCACCAGAACAACTCTTAGACCCAGAAGCTAATGTTAAATATGCAGCCGAAATGCAAGCTGCACAAGGATGGCAACCCTGGACTGTGGCGAGGAACATGGGTCTTTCGGGGACCACTCCTATTGCAGGAAAGACTCAAGCTTTCCAACAAGCTGTTCAACAACCAACACAACAACCGACACAGCAAGCACAACCACAAGGAATGAGTAGAGATGATCTTATGAAAAGAAGTGCAGAAATATTAAAGGGAGGTAAATTATGAGTTTTATAGACGATTTGGTAAATGCAGGTTACATTGGGTATCAAGGATGGGGAGAGGCTGAAGCAGCGGCTGATTTCCAGGCTACTGGTGGAGCAGGAAAAGAAGGTGGCGGAGGAGGGGGCGGTGGTGGTGGCGGAGGAGGGGGAGACTTTGGAGCACCATTTAACTTTAACTGGGAACAAGCAGAGACTGATGCTCTTGAGAAACTAAGACCTTACTATGAGGAAGTATTAGCTGAAGCCAAAGGTGACGTTGAGCGCGCCAAGAAGATTATCGAAGAGGACTATTCCACAGGCAAAAGATATAGAGAAGAAGATCTTGGCACTGCTCAAGCTGGTTTTGCATTAAGTGAACCCAGAGAGAAAAATGTGATGCTTGAGGATTTGAACCGAAGAGGCCTCCTTAAGAGTACTGTTAGAACTGAAGATCAGGATTTTCTAAACACCAAGCAACAAAGAAGGAGAGAAGCAATTGAAAGAGCCACTCAAAGAAAAGGAGAATTAGCTGGAGTAGATCGCGCACGAGGCATTGAAGAAATAGACATTAAATTCCCAAGATTTGAAAGAGACTTAGGAGAGGAAAAGAAAGAGAGAGCGGCTGCAATGGCTGGTCAACAGTTTACTAGAGATCAATCTAAATTCTTAGCAGAAACAAGTAGATTCCTATAATGGCACAATTTGAAGACATACAAAACCAATTGGCTCAAACTCGAAAAGACTATGGTCAGCGCGTAGCTGATTATCCAACTTTTGAGAAAGATTTACGTAAAGAAGTATATGGATCAGATCAAATACTTCCAAAACTAAGATCTCAAAAAGACCAAGCATTAATGGAGCTTTGGAATGCGGACAAGAGACTTTCTGATCGATACGCCAACCCAGAGAGTGAAATGTTTATTAGAGATCCTTATAAGAGAGAGTCAGTCACTTCAGATCAATATGGAGGGATCCTTGAGGGACTCGCAGGAACTACTCGCCTCGCTGAACGTCGAGAAGATATGTTGGGGGATATCCTAGAACGTGGTGTGAAGATATTTGAATTAGGATTAAGCGCTAAATCAAGAGAACACGACATGCTTAGGGGTGAATTAGACGCAATGCTTAAACAAGCAGATATGGCTGAAAAAAAAGCGGATCAAGCTCAAGCCACGAGTAAAGAGGAGTCAATAAACGAGATAATTAAGTACATTATGTCTGACGTTGACATAACAGACCCAAATGAAATAACGGAAACACTAAAAGCTGTGGGGAGCCAGCAACCAGAAGTTATTCCTGATCTGATTGGTTTTCTAGGAACTCTACCTAAACAACAAGAAGGGCCAATAACAAGCATTGAAGACGCTCACACTAAGTTCAGCACTGGAGCTGATAGGAATAAATTCGCAGAACACCTAGATTACTTGTCTGAGTTGAACCAAATAAGGTCTGGTTTTACAGAAGCTGATGTAAGCAGTAATTTCCTTGCAAATCTATTTGAAGGACAAACGGGACCACTGTCAAGTTTGGCTGGTCAAAAAATTGGACCACAAGAGTCTAGAGAGCTTAGGTCTAAGTTGGAGGGGTACAGAACTAAAGTCAGAAAAGGACTATATGGTTCTGTGTTGACAGAGAGAGAAATACAAGAAGCCAAGAAATACTTACCAGGCACGGGAGTACAAGAGGGTGAAAACTTAGTGAGGATAGAAACACAACTCCAAGAAAAAGAAACCAACCTTAAAAACTTCTTGCTGGCTAATGGTTTCTCAATGGATGAGGTCGAGGTGATTCTAGAATACACAAAAGCTGGAACCAACGAAGACGCCTCGGACCTTGAGGGTATTATTCCAGGAAGTTATTTAAATGAAGCTGATTCTTTATTAGGAGATTTTTAACATGGAAGATATTTCAATATTATCAAGACTTACACAAAACAGAAAGAGAATTGTTAGTCAATTCAAAACTGACGCTAGAGAGCGTGGTTTGTCTCGTGACCAAGCCACTCAAGAACTCGCGGGTAGACTTAAACAATGGGATGAAGGTGAAGGTTTTTGGACTTCATTGGGTAGAGGTCTTGTTTCTCCTTTTGTTGAGACTGGAAGAAATATAGCCACAGCAGGAGTGGAATCTGCAAGAGCACCCGTGCTTGCAGCCCTGTCTAAAACAGACCCAGAAAGAGCTGCTCAGCTCGCTCAACCCCTTTCTTCTTCCAAGTTGGCGCCCATTTTTAAGAGCGAAGCGCAAATGGAACAAATAGGTGAAAAACCAGGTAGAGCTTTATATGAACAAGGTGTTAAGCCAAGTGCTGGTGTTGCTTCTTACGCCATACCCTTTGGGAAGGGAGCAAGTCTTCTCACCAAAGCAGCGGTTCCTGGAGCAGTATCTGGAGGATTACAAAGCCTTGCGCAGACACCAGAAGAGGCCGATCTTAAAGAAACGCTCACAAGTGTAGGTCTTGGATCGGTTGTTGGTGCGGTAACTGCAACTGCATCTGCAAAACTAAGTGAATACGCCAAAGGTAAAATAGCCAAAATGGCACAAAAGAGAGCAGCTCTTAAACAACAACAGCAAACTGGTTCATGGAAACCATCTGACTTTGGAAAAGGGGATTGGACTCAAGAAAACATTCTCAAAAGAACTGGAACTCGGCTAGTCGCAGGACAACAAGACGTTCCTGCTGGAATGGGTAGAGCAACAAACCAAATGGAAACAGCCAGAAAGATGGCGGATTATGGATTAGCCAATGCTGACAATTGGCCTAGTGCTGCTAATACAATTACAGGAAGAGATGGTCTTATTACAAAAGTAACTCGCAGAGCCGTAGGAAAAGCAGATGATGTTGTTATTGACGGTTGGTTAGACATGTCAGATGATCTCTTAATCAATTCACCCGAGATTGGTGCTTCCAAACAAAAAGGAGTAAAGGCATTCTTTAAAAACTTACTAATGAAAACAACTGGTGGAAGTAAAGGAAGTCTCAATCCTAAAGCAGATCCTACGGATGTTTTTGAGGCTATCCAGATTCTTGAAGGTAAGGCCGCAAGCATTAAAGGAGGAAGACCTTCTTGGAGTCTAACCACAGAAGACAAAGCAATGATGGAGGTTTATCATTTAATGGCCGATGAGCTAAAAGATAGACTCTTTATAGAATCAGGAGCTAATAACCAAATAATATCGTCTCTTTCAAGGGCTGACATTGCTAAACTAAAATCGATCTCTCCTAACCTATATGATGACGTTGCTGCCGCCAAAACAGTCAGTCAATTAAGAAACGTTGCTAAACCTTTTGTAGATGCCCATAAGCTCTTCAAAGAAGGAATAGCTACTGGTAGTTCACCGTTTTATCAACTAGGTGGGGGTAAGCCAAAAGGTCTCGGTAAGCTCGCTGGAGGGTTTGCCAGAGGGCTTCCTTTTGCTGAATCAATCCTTGAAAGTAAACCTGTCACTTCAGGGGCTGGACAAGCACTCAGGAATATTGGTAGTTCGTCTTTCGCGTCCGTCCCAGGTAAGATTTCTGGTGCGGTTACATCGGGAGCTTCAAAAGCGGCTGGTGCTTTGGGAAGGGGCACAAAAGGAGCAGCCATTCTACCTTCGTTAATAATGGCAGCACAACAACAACTTAGAAAACGTTAATATGGCAATGTGGCAAGATATATCAGATTTATTTAGATCGGGGGCTAAGAGGTCTATTGGTTTTTTGACCAACGATCCTAGTTTTGATGAACCCGTAGCCGCTCAGAAAAACACTCAGGCAACCTTAGAAGGGAAAGTAATTGAACAAGGCAAACAAGACTTGAGAGATTTTGTTCAACGACAAGGACGCAGTCAACCTTTTCAAAAAAGTGGAGGAGCAGCCGCGTCTCTGGGACAACGAGTGGCGTCTATTCCAGAGTTCTTGAGAGTTTTGGGAAAAGGAATCCCCCATCAAGTTCCTTATTCAGACAAGCCAGAACAGAGATTTATAGGAGAGGAGAAATTGCTTCCTTTTAAAAGTGATCCCAACAAATTCGCTGTCAGACCTAATGAAACGATTTTGGAAAGTATTGCTGCTCTTATGTCACAGGGGTTGGATCAATTTATGAGTCCTGCAATGGCCACCAAACAAAGAGCCAGGATAATTAAGGATTTATTCAAAGAGGAAGTAACAGGACCTATATTCCAAAATTTAAGAGAAAGTCCCGAAGCTGAAATGCTTAGGAAGTTCGAGCAAACAACTGAGTCTACGAAAAAAAGAAGGAGTTTGGTTCCTGAAGTTAAAGCAGCCAGTACAGAACAAGCTCCAGAGGTCCCAGATCAACCTGGTTGGATGTCGAACAAGGCTGCAATAAGGGCGTTGGAGACTGGAGAGAAAATTGTAGACTCACCAGTGGGAGAATTCTTGAATCAAACACAACACCCAATGGGAGCAATATTCTCTAATTTAAGTCCAGAGGAAAAGGAGCTATTCACCCAATCCAGGAAAAAGAAACTTACAGAACTCACGTCGGCAGAACGCAAGGTGGAGGCGAAGGTGTCTCGAAACATTCCCAAGATTGGCTTAACATCCCCACAAACAGTAGGACTAACAAGTGTCCCTTTATTTAAGGGAGACAAGGGGTTTAAGCTTCCAAGTAAGATAACGAAAGAGACAGTGACTAAGATAGGTAAAACGGGTAGGCCTTTATATGAACATCTCGTTGAAAGAGCAACATTTGACCAAAATCCAGCATTATTAAAGAAGATCATTGACGTCATGCCTAATGTCGCAATGAAACCTCACTATGCTAGGTATTTAATTAACATGCTAGCCAATTAATATGACAACAACTAACGGAAAACTACTAGAGAGAGTCGCAAAACTTGAACAACGTGTGGAAAGTGAGCTCGCAAACATAAAGAAAAGCATAGATGATATTAAGGATAACCACCTTCACACACTACAATCAGACGTAAGCGACTTGAAAATTAAGCTAAATACCCTTACAGTGAAAGTATCAGCTATTGTCGCCATAGCAACAGTTACAGTGAACATTGTTTTAGAAGTGGTATTTAGGTTTCTAATCAAATGAGTTTAAATAAAAAATGGGTTGGGAGCCACCCCAACAACTACATGGTTGGTAGGAATGGTCGAACCATTTCCTTTATTGTTCTTCATTGGATAGTTGGTACATTGGAATCCGCAGACTCTACTTTCGCCAACCCCGACAGAATTGCTTCAGCAACTTATGGTGTAGGTGGCGAGCAAGTTCATCAGTATGTTAAAGAGGAAGACACTTCATACGCCAACGGCAACTGGGAAAAGAATTTAACTTCAATATCCATTGAACACGAAGGTGGACAATTACTTGCTGACGGCAAAACAAGAATGAAACCTTCCGACAAAACACATGAGACGAGTATTAAATTGGTAACCGAGCTTTGCAAGAAATATGGTATCCCAGCAGACAAAGATCACATACTTAAACACAGTGATGTAGGAGACAAACCAACACAATGTCCTGGGACATTAGACATAAACAAAATCATTAGAGAAGTAAAAAAGAATCTAGGTGAACAAACAACATCTCCAGTAAGACAATTGATCACTGATATACTTTTAGCCCTTAAGGGAGAGACCAGTGAAAACGAGATAGATGCTTGGGAAAAGAAATTCACCAACCCCAAAGAAATGATCGAAGAGTTGTTAATGAATGACGGTACTGTCAAAAAAAGATGGATAGAAAGTCCCATGAACGAGGCAATTAAAAATTGTAACGAAAATTGGCAGTCCCAACTAAACACTGCTAACCATAAGATAATCGAAGTACAACAAACAGTATCAGAACTGCATGACCGAAAGGTCGAAGACTTTGACTGGCGAGTACTATTAAGACTTACATGGAAGAGGTTTTTAAATAGAGGAGGTGATTAGTATGGCGAGTAAAATTTTACTTAGCAAACAAGGAAGACTAATTAGTGAAGATCTTAAAAAGATTGGGACTGGTGCTCTTATGGCGGGTGTCGGTGCATCACTCTTTTATTTATTGGACGGATTAACGGGTGTTGATTTTGGAGAACAATGGACTCCGATAGTCGTTGCCATTCTAGGAATACTTTCCAACACGGTAAGAAAGGCGGCGTCTGAAACGAATTACAAGTAGGGGGTTGATTTGGGCTTAGTTTGTCTATAGAATGAGACAAATGGATGTATCTGAGCTTTCTTCATCAGAACTAAAACAGGTAAGACTTGACAGACTGAACGAACTCTATAGTGTTCTCACTGACATTTACTCTCTTCAGGGAAATGTTGCTATGAATAGGGCTTATCTCGACGGTGTCCCTGTAACAAAAATTGCTAAATGGTTTGACGTTTCTCCACAAGTTATCCGCAAAGTTCTTAACAAATTTAAGAATACAGATGACTAGTCAAACCGAAGAAGAAATAAAAGAAGAACTCGAAGAAGCTCTTGGTTCTGGAGAAGAAGAGAAAAAAGTTAAACCTACTCCATCCAAGGCTGTTCCTGGTGCAAGTGCTTCAACAAATGTAAGGATGTGGGTCGATGAATATGCTGTTGATTTCACAATGAATGGGAAGACAGACAGAGAAGTTTTTGAAAGGGCTCTTAAGGTAATTGATGCAGCAAAAGAAAGAGGATGGGAACCTTCATGGAAAAACGACACTGTAGTGTCATCACAAACATCTCCGCAGACTGCACCAAGTCAACCAGGGGATGTCCCAACATGTCCAACACACAATAGACCCATGAGATCGTTCGATGGACGTTACGGCCAGTATTACAAGTGCACAGCTAAATTAGATGATGGAACTTGGTGTAATGAGAAGGGTAAAAAATAATGACCTCGTATTGCTCCGTTTCCAAAGGTCAACCAGGTCATGTAGGACATTCTAATCAAAAAACCAAGTAAATATCAAATTAAAGATTGAATAGCGTGGGTGATTGTTGGGCAGGCTTCCATTCACGCTATTGAGTTTTTAATTTAAACTCCCTCAGGAAGAGTGTAGAACTTTAGGTTTCACACCGAGCGTCTTAGACAATTCGGGAGGACATTTTTCATGAGTTTTAATTGTTGACAAGAAAGGCTTTAGTCTCCTAAGATGTACATAATGCATAGTGATAAGTTTCCAGGCTTCCCTCGTGAGTTAGAAAAATCCTATTGGCAATTCCCCACAATAATCAACGGTCACGCACATTCTCTGACTGGTGCTGAGTTTAAAGTATTGTGGTATATTCTCCGCCACACATTTGGATGGCAAAAGACTACAGACAGGCTTTCTTTGTCTCAAATTTGCAACGGTATCAAGAAAAGGAATGGAGAACATTTCGACAAGGGGACTGGTTTGTCAAAACCTTGGGTGATAAAAGCAACAAAGACACTTGAAAGGAAAGGATTCATTAAAGTCAAAAGGTCTAAAGGGAAGTCCAATGAGATCACTTTAATGATCACTGGTAAAGAAAATAAACCAGTTAATAAAGTTAACCAGAACCAGTTAAGAAAGTTAACCAGAACTGGTAAAGAAAGTTTACATACAATAGATATTACCAATAGAATACCAATAAAAGATTCCGACATTGCTCCGAAAAGCAAGTCGGGCTCTTGTCCTAATAAACAAGAAACTCATAAAGGATGTATAGAGTTTATTGATTCTTTTGCAGAAAGCCGTGGTGTTAAATTTGCTAACTATCCTAAACAGATAAATGGTTTACATAAGTTATTAAGAGCTGGTTATACGTTTAGCCAAATAAACAAACAGATTGACGTTATGGAGAAGAAGAAGTTCTGGATGAGTAATGGTTTCGATTTAATGAACGTTGTAAATGAAATAGGAAAGGGAAGTTATGGCTAGAAGGAAAACGGTTGAAGAGAAACCCAAGAAACAAGTTCCGACCATTTCTAAGAAAGAATTTGCTCAAAAGTGTGATACATGGGATCTATACTACGAGAAAGCACGTGATACTAAGGCTGCAAAAAGATTCAGAGCACAAATGGAAGCGTGGAAAAAGGGAAACTTTGTCCTTGTCCAGCAGTTTGCCGATAAAGCACGAGAACAGACGGAGAACCAAGAGTGGGAGTTAGAGGTTCCGCCGTTTAAAGATCCACGTGCACAAATAAGGAGAGGGGAGATTGAAATAGAAATAGATATCATTTCTTATGCTAAGGATGTGTTTAGTACGAATTAAATGCCACAAATAAAAGAAAAATTAAAGGCGGTTGTTGTAGAAAGAGATTCCACAATCACGGAAAAGAATTCCGCAAAAGAATCTCACGCTATAAATTTATTGGTTCGCTTATTGGATAAAGCAGAAATATTTCAATACGAGGAAAGAGTGAGAATCATTGCAATAATTGAAACCCTATTAGATAAATCGCCGAATAAGCCGAGTAAATGGAAATAGTTAATAACTCACACGGATGGTATGAAACATTAATCGACGAGTGTAGACAAATCCTCACCGAGCATGTATTCCTTTCCAACTGGACTCTCATCGAAGGTTATTGGTCTTTGGGGCGGAGAATAGACAAAGACAAACATCGATTAAAACGTCACGCCGTGACGCGAATTGCAAAGGATATGGGCAAAAGCAGACGAACAATTGAAAGAGCTGTTCAGTTTTACAAAAAGTATCCCGACCTTAATTTGTTACCAGAAGGTAAAAATACTTCATGGCACAGGATAGTAAACAAGTATCTTCCAGAAACATCAGGCAAGACCGAAAAGAAAGAGAAAAAGGTAAAATGTCCCAACTGTTCCTTTGAATTCAGCCCCCTGTTGACACACGAGTAGAGTAATGATATTTTAGGTAAGTTACCTGTTTGGGCATGAAAGAACGTTTGAACCAATGTTGCTTAAAAACTTCTACAGAGGCTTTGCTGCATCCATGTTGGCCGCTAAAGTGGGTGATCAATAACCCCCCATTGACACAAGTGGTTATTAATAATAATATTATCTCAATGAGCGCATTTTCAGTACCACTAGGGACAACTTTCTTCAATAGAGTCCAGGCTCTTTTTTATAGGGCAATCAACTGTAATCACGATGGGCAATTCCATCTCGACGTGGGAGACGAAGATCATATTTATTTTTATTGCTTTCGCTGCTTAAGGAGAACAAACTAATGGACACAATACAAGAATTACAAAGAGCAGCCATGGAAAGTGCAACCAGGGCCATTGTAGAAATGATCGACAAACACTTAGCGACGGTGAAGTTTAAAGGAAAGAAAGACAAGGTTTATGAGAAAGGATACAAGGATGGGTTGAAGGAATTAAGGGAAATACTGGAAAGTTATCTGAAAGGAAAATCAAACGGAAATGGCAAGCGTAATTAATATAAAAAAAATCAACTTGGTCTACGAAGACGGTAGTGAAGCAACGCTCACAGGAGAGAGTGCCACGTCTGCTGCTAAGGCTATGTTTTCTGGAACCCAGACATTTAATCAAGACGATTGGGAGCTTAGGGGTGGTGTTCCCAAAAAGAAGGGTTTATTGAGAAAGATACTTAATTTTATAAAAGAATAATATGTTAAAAGGAATTATTTTAGTACTCATAGGTTTCATTTCGTACTCAGCAGTGATGTTCATTTATTCTGAGGGTTTCAAAAAAGGTGGCCAGGTTCAAAAGAAAGAAAGTAGACAAAGATGCCGAAAGAATTTAAGTAAACGAAGACAAGCAAAAAAAATTAGACGTAGGAAAGGCGGTGATAAGTAATGGAAAATTTAACAGACGGAGAGAAAAAGAAACTATTCGGAATAGTTAAACTAGGTTTCCTCTCTTTTATCGCATTAATCATCCTTTTCCTTGCTGTTGAAACAGTCGAAGCTGGAACAGTGAAAGTTGTTACAAGATGGGGAAGAGTTACAGGTAGAGTCCTTGAACCAGGAGTTCATTTTTTGTGGCCTTTCGCTGAAAGAAGTCTTGAATATGACACCAAGAAAGTTATTTATGAGACAACCACAGAAGTTAAACAAGAAGGTTCAGACGCTGACTACAAGGACTTTCCAGTTGATACCAACACCGAAGATGGTCAACAAGTAGATATTTTCTACACAGTTCGATTCTCTACCGATCCTACGAAAGCAGGATGGATCGCACAAAACATTGGATCTCAGGGTGCAGTAGTTGAAAAGATTGTTAAAACTGAATCAAGAATCTGGGCTAGGAATATACCTAGAAGGTTTGATGCAGAAGATCTTTACAGTGGAAATGGTTCACAAGAAGTACAAGATCAAATTTTCACCTCTTTGAGTACAACCTTTAGTGAGAATGGTTTGATACTAGACTCAGTTGGTATTCGAGAAATCAAATTCACCAATGAATATGTAGCTGCAATCGAAGCTAAACAGTTAGAAGCAGTTAAGGTTAAAACCGCTGAGAACATAGCTGAAAGAGCCGTGTTCGAGAAAGAAGCTAGAATAACTCAAGCAGAAGGTCAAGCTAGGGAGCAAGAACTTCAGAAGACATCAATTTCTAGTGAATTACTTGAGAAAATGTGGATCGAGAAGTGGAATGGAAATCTACCCAACTACATGATGGGAGATAGCCAAGCATTGATTCAATTGCCTCAACAGTAGTTTTTATACCCAGCCCTTCTATTATGAGATGGGTTGGACTATGAAAATTAAAGAATTAACAATCAGAAAAGCATCTGGTTACAAAAGGACCCTAAAAGATGCCGCAGGAAACTATGACAGTACTAGTGGCGAGGCAGATGTGTCATTAACTGTGATGAGCGAGGATGGGGAAATAGATGCAACCGAAGTCATAGAGAGAGTTAAGAAACTAGTCAAAGAAACACTAGATCCTGACCCAGCTTGGATGAGGAAAGAGAAGAAGGAAGAATCGAAAGACTTACCTTTTTAATTCTGCTACATTTATGTTAGTGGAAAAGTCTGAGTTTACAACAACTGGATTGACGGACGGAGAAGTAAAAGCTCCCGAGGCAGCAATGTTTAGGAAAATGATGACTGGTGAATATCCTGGCCAAAAGCGGATAGCAGTGAAGTTGATCGAAGAACCTGTACGTGATACAAATAGTAAATGGTCAGAGGTTCTAAAAAGAAAAATAAAGTCACTACTAAACAAGCTAAGAAAAAGGCGTGGACCATATTCAGCAAGTACGTAAGGACAAGAGACGCATTAAAAACCACTGGGGATTTGTATTCTGCAAAATGCGTTACATGTAACAGATTATATCCAACAACAGGCGTCGGAACTATGCAGGCAGGACACTTTATCGGAGGCAGAAACAATTCAATACTTTACGACGAAAGAGGAGTACACGCACAATGCTACGGATGTAATGTGGGAAAGAAAGGGAATATTGTTAAATACTACAAGTTTATGTTAAAGGAATACGGCCAAGAAGTGATAGATGATCTAGAACACTTGTCTGGTCAAGTAAAACAAATGAAAGCATTTGAACACCTAGAAGTATTTGAGAAATACAAAAAGAAATTCGAAGAGTTAACTGGAGGTGGTAACGATGACTAATAGCCCAATGATTGGTAGATTAATGAAGCTAGATTCCCTTAAGCGTTGTGATTTAGAAGGCTGTACCACTGGACCAGTCAAGTCTGGATACAGAATAAATAGCCCAGGTTTTGCAGGATTCTTTTGTGGCGCAGTACACGCTAGAGTTGCACATGGCAACATGGAAGCTCTCAAAAAAGAGCACAACTTAAAAATAGAATAATGGCGACTAAATTAGTAAATCCAAGAGGAAGAACGATTGTGGTAGAGGATACCTCTGTTTCGTCGCTGCTTAAAAGAGGTTTTGTTTTCCCCCCAGAAGATCAAAAGGGTATGCGATATTCGCAAGTTCACGACAAAGGCGCAGATAATGCTAGACCTTACAGAAAGGAGAAGCAACCAGCCAAATTAACAATTGAACGACTTGGAGACGTGTTGCCAGTAGATACGATATGATTTGGAGGACAAAAAACGAACTATCGAAACCAGTGAGTGTTAAGTATTGTGGTCCGTTTCTTGACTTTACAGGATATGGAGAAGCTAATAGAAACGCCATCATGGCACTTCACACAGTAGGAGTAGAAGTAACCACAGAAAAAGTAGAATATGCTTCAGGAAATGCAGACTTCGGAGAAGCAGCCGAATTAGCACAAAGACTAGAAGGAAGACCAATAAAATACGACATCAAGATTGTCCATGTGCCCTCAGATGGATACATGAAGTTTCTCGAACCAGCCAAGTATCACATAGGACATTTGTTTTGGGAAACGGATAGTATTTCAAAAACATGGGTGTGGAATTGTAACTTAATGGATGAGATATGGACTGGCGGCCAAATACATAAAGAGAACTTCAGAAGAGCGGGAGTCAAGGTTCCGATACACGTTTTCCCACAGGCAATTGATAATGTAATTCAAGTACAGAAGCCATTCCGAGTCACAGACCATAAGGGATACATGTTTTATTCCATATTCCAGTGGATAGAGAGAAAGAATCCTAAAGCTTTATTGAAGGCTTACTGGGAAGAGTTTCAAGGAGAAGACAATGTTTCGCTGTTGCTTAAGGTTTACAGATTTGGTTTCGATAAGAGCGAAAGAGAGCAAATTAGAAAAGACATCAATGATTGGAAAGAAGAGTTTGGCCATAAACACTTCCCTAAAATATTCTTGTTCTTTGATTTAGTAGATAAATCAGATATGTTTAGGATTCACTATACTGGTGATTGTTTTGTTTCAGCACATAGGGGAGAAGGTTGGGGAATCCCTCAAGCAGAAGCAGCCGTTATTGGAAATCCAATAATCTCAACTGGGTTGGGAGGAGTACATGAATGGTTTGAAGACGAGAAGTCGGCATTCTTAACTAAGTGGAAAAGAACCAAAGTGAAGAATATGGACTTTGCCCCATGGTACGAAAAAAACCAGCATTGGGCGGAAGTAGATCACGCAGACCTTAAAAAAAGAATGAGGTTTGTTTTTGACAATCCAGAAGAAGCAAAAAAGGTCGGAAACATGGCCAAAGATGTAGCATACAACAAGCTATCATATAAGGCAGTCGGTGAAGCAATGAGAGACAGGCTGGTTGATATACAAAGATTAATAAAATGAGAAACGAAATAAAAGTAGAAGTAGCAGGGGAAACTGGATATGAGGCGGGTATTAAGTTTTATGGAAGAAGAATAGCGGAATTAAATACAGAAGGAGTTACTGGAATGACATTCGAAAATCTTTTAATTGAAGAGGAGCGAGAAACAGCTGTACTTAAATTGGCACAACTCGAAAGAAGAAAGGGGCTGGGTTTTATTAAATGAAAATACTGTATTTATCGTGCCACAGCGTCCTAGAATTTGATGAAGTTTCCTTGTTAACAGAACTCGGCCATGAGGTTTTCTCCTGCGGCGCATACAGCAACCCTCTTTTGGGGGGAGACAATAGACGTGGACCCATTAAGGGAGCCAAGTTCCATGACACACTTTTTAGTACCTACATGCAATGTTCCAAGGAGAAGCTTCATCCCGATTTGGTTGCCTGGGCCGATGTAGTTATTTCCATGCATAATTCAAAAATACCTCTTCAAAAAACAGAACAGCCTTGGATTACTGGAAATTGGCCCTTACTTAAAAACAAGCGAACCATATGGAGATCGATAGGGCAATCCATCCAGTTAATCGAAGAAGAGCTCCAGTTCTACAAAGACCAAGGACTGCAAATAGTTAGATATTCTCCTAAAGAAAATACAATCCCTTCTTACGCAGGGGACGACGCCATTATCAGATTCTACAAAGATCCAGACGAGTACAAAGACTGGAATGGTAAAAAGGAAATAGTTTTAAATTTCAGCCAGTCATTAAAACAAAGGGGAGATCATTGTGGTTACGATGTATTCATGAAAGCCACGGATGGTTTTAATAGAAAAGTATATGGTCCAGGGAATTCAGATTTGGGAGATTTGTGGGGTGGGGTAGTCGATCAAGATGGACAGAAAAAGTTATATCGAGATAGTAGGGTTTATTTTTACAATGGAACCGCACCAGCTTCTTACACATTAAGTCTAATAGAAGCTATGATGACAGGTATCCCCGTGGTTGCAGCAGGCCCAGCATTCACCCAAGGTCTGTACAATCAAGACACCAATGAAATAGAAGACATAATCCAAAACGGTGTAAATGGATTTGTAAGTAATGACACAGAGGAACTTAAAAAGTATATTGAATTAATGATGAATAGCAAAGAAGACGCCAAGAGAATAGGAGATGCAGGTCGAATAACAGCTAAAGCGATGTTCGGAAAAGACGCAATACGTCAACAATGGGAAGGATTTTTAAACAATGGATGATTTTCTCACACCCAATAACTGGTTTAAAGAAAAGTTCCGTGATAAATCAGGAGAGCGTTACCACACGTTTAAAGCAGGACTCAATCTTTATTTACAGAGACGGGGGGAAATTGCCGTGGAAACAGGAACTCAAAGTAAGTCAGAAGACTGGGAATCAGGATGCAGCACTACATTAATAGGATCAGTCACTGATACATGCGGAAGCACTCTGTATACAGTAGATAATGTTAAAAACAACCTCGGAGAATCAAAAAAGGTAACACAAGAATATGGTAAAAGCATAAAATACATGTTGACTGACTCGGTTGAGTTCCTGGGCAAGTTCGATAAACGAATAGATTTCCTATATCTTGACAGTTGGGAACTCCCCAAAGAAGAACTCGATCTAGAAATCTACAAAAAGGAAATGGTTAGATACCAAAGACATTGTTTGAAAGAAATAGAAACAGCTTGGCCTCGACTACACAAAGACTCAATAGTATTATTTGACGACTATGACTTACCGTCAGAAAGTGTGCCCAAGCTAGCGGTAGATTGGCTGAGAGCGATGGGATGGAAAATAGTACTCTCAGGCCAACAGTGCTTAATGATATCAAGATGAACCCAACACAAGAAATAATTACAAAAGGTGGATTAACCCTTCAACCTGAGTTCCAAAACGCCAAATATCTAATGTACGATGAAGGTGGGATAGAAGCGGAATGTGGTGAGTTTCTTTATGGTTTAATCAGACTTCTCAAACCAGAAAGAATTTTAGAAACGGGAACAAGGAAAGGAATAGCTTCAGCATATATGGGGCTGGGTTTAAAGAAAAATGGAATTGGAGAGTTGGACACAATAGAGTTTGCCCCCGAACATTGGCCCGTTGCCAAGGACTTGTGGAAGAAGCTAGAGATAGACAGTCTAATAACACTTCATGAGAAAAAAGTAGAAGACTTTGATCCAGAACCCAACTTTAAAGGGTCTGATTTGTCGAGTAGTGATTATATGGAGAAAGAGAGAAGAAAGTATGATGTTGCTTTTCTTGACACAGAGCCAGATTTGAGATTCAAGGAACTTGTAAGATTCTTTCCTTATGTGAAGCATGGTGGATTTATAATCATTCACGACTTACACAGCCACATGTCACAAACCAAAGCTCCAGGTCAACCCTTTGCGTGGCCGTTTGGCAAACTCCCCAAAAAAATAGTAGACTGGGTAAAGGATGGGGAATTGAGACCATTTCATTTCGAGACACAGAGGGGAATGACGTGTTTTTACAAGAGTAGACCAGGAGATTTCAAATGGAAATAAAAGATCAAACAAATATATGAAGATTTTAGTAACAGGTGGAGCAGGGTTTATTGGGACCAATGTTTGTCTGGAAGCGATAAGTCGAGGACATGAAGTGGCTTCCTTTGACAACCTCGTGCGCCCATTAACTGAAGAAAACATTTCAGTATTAAAAGAAGCTGGCGTGATTATTGTTAACGGTGATATCAGAAACGAGGTAGACTTCGCTAAGTTTCCCTGGGTCCCTGACGGAATTGTCCACTTAGCTGGTCAGTGTGGTATCCCATATGCACATGTTTCCCCAAGATATGATTTCCAAGTTAACGCTCTGGGTGTTATCAATATTCTCGAATACTCACGTTTAAACGGAAAGATCCCCGTAGCGTTTGCTTCTTCTAATAAGGTCTACACAAACATAACTAACTCATATCCCATAGAGGAAGGGAAAACACGTTACACCTGGAAAGAGATTGAGTCCTTAGATGAAAACACACCGATAGATGCTTTTGGCAAATATGCTCGCTCACTATACGGGACCTCTAAAGTATCAGGAGACTTATATTGTCAGGAATACTGGCAGGCTTTTGGAGTACCAACTGTCATTAACAGAATGAGTTGTATATATGGCCTGTATCAAAAAGGTATCGAGGATCAAGGATGGGTAGATTGGATGGCAAGACAAGTAGCACTCAAGGATGGAAAGATCAACATATTCGGAACTGGTAAGCAAGTAAGAGACATGCTTTTTGGAACAGATGTAGCCAAACTATACATAGACGAGATTGAAAACATTGATAAGGTAGCTGGTCAGACTTACAATATCGGCGGTGGGATCAATAACACACTTTCCTTACTAGAGGCGATAGATATTATCGAAGAAGAAACAGGGAAGAAAGCTGAACTTAATTTCACGGACAAACGTCACGGTGACCAGGATATTTGGATCTCTAATATCTCCAAGATCAAGCAAGACTTGGGATGGGAGCCTAGGGTGACTCCAAAGGAAGGAATCAAGTTAATGATAAAGGAGATGATAAGTTGACACGTGCAGTCGTCGTCTGTTTTCACAAGTATCAACCCTATGGCGGGGAATATTACGAACCTATCCTAGATTTCTTTATTAAGACTATGGAGAAGTACAAGGATGAGTACGACCATGTCTATTTTCTGGACAGTAATTGGAACATAGACCCAAGCAAACTCAAAGACTTAAATGCAACCATTATCAGGATAGATCCTTCAACACGTTACTATGACGCTTACAAAGAAGCCCTTCCTCAAATAAAAGAAGATTTAGTTTTGTTTATGGATAACGACACGGTGGTTTATAAGGAAGATGTGATTAGGGATACATTTGGAAAACTTGAACACTATGGTGTTGTTTCGATTATTGATGAGATCGGAGATTACAAGACTGATCTACTGTCATCTGGAAACAAGTTTTGTCCTTACTGGTTCGCCACAAGAAAAAAACTACTCATGAAATACTTAGATGTAGATTGGGGATCTCACATGCCTCACAGTGAAACCTTAGGACACTTAACAGAAGCTATGTTGAACGACGGAATCAGAGTTCTGGAATGGTGGGAAGATAAATCCAGTCTGCATATTGATGGTACAGAAGGTTATCCGACTAATGCTGGTAAAGGAAAGAATCTTGGTTACTACCACATCAGAGCTGGCAGTGTCCCAGCTCTACTGCTGGCCTACAAAGACCACGACACAGAGAAGTATGATGAGTATCTCAAAAACCAACCAAAGAATGAGTATCTTAGACAAATGGCTTGGTTCTGGTACATAACGGATAATACACATGTCTTGGGAAAGATCATAGAACTGGTTGAAGACTTAGAGTTAGGTTCGGGGGAGTTTGGTGACTATACTTACAAATTTAGAGACTATCACGGCCTATGAAAAATTTAACTTGTAAAACTTGTAATAAACAATACCAGGTTCATAATTATCGAGCAAAAATTTCTTCTTATTGTTCTGTTAAATGTAAGGGAGTGGGGTTTAGGGGGGTTATTCCGAGTTCAGCTTTCAAAAAAGGTAGCACTCCCTGGAACAAAGGCAAGAAGGGGGTTCAGATTATGTCGGAGAAAACCAAAAAGAAGCTATCAATTTCTATCAGAAAAGCTTATGAAAATCCAGAGTTAAGGAAAAGGCTCAGTGAGATGCATAAAGGAGAAAAAAGTTACTTGTGGAAGGGTGGAATTACGACTGAAAACCAAATGCAGAGGGTTGTTTTCCGAAACAAAATGAGAAAACAGGTAATGGAGCGAGATGATTATACTTGCCAGATGTGTGATAAACGAGGCGGGGTGCTGCACGTTGACCACATCCAATCTTGGTCGGAATACGTGGAGTTGAGGTTTAGTATGGACAATTGTCGTACACTTTGTGAAGATTGCCATTACTTCGTCACTTGGGGAAAACGTAAGCCTGCTGGAATGAAGACCTGGGGAAGAAACACGCGATCAAAGGAGGTGTCTCGTGCGTAAAACCCTAGGAGAACTAATAGATGAACTAACAATAACCAACCTTAAGATTTTCATGTTGGTAGATAAAGTCCAAGACGACAGCCACACTCGTGAAGATTCTAAGAAGATACAAGACCTTAATCTTTACAGATCCAAACTAAAGAACGCCATCAATGCAGGGCTAGATCAACAACAGGAGGTAAAGCTGTGAGTAGAGCAGTATTTGTCAGCGCTTGTGGAGATCCCTTTATTCTCATGATGGCACATAAGCTTTTTAAAGAGAACTTCTATGACGAGGTAGATAAGTTTTACATTAACCTAAACAACAACGCTAACGTTCCATCTGACGCAATCTCTGAAGTCTTGGCAAGACTATCTCAAGATCCCAAGGTTCATATAATCTACCACCCTGAAGGAATCGGTAACGGTATGCCAATTACTGAAATGACCCTAATAGCGAAAGAGGAACTGGTAATGCTTTTAGAGGATGATGGTTTTATCTTCACATCAGGGATAGTTGATGAGTGTTTTAAAAGAATAGAGTCAGGTGAAGTGGACGCTGTGGGATCTGAAAGATTCTCTTGTGGTCCTGAAATAGGAGAAGCTCTTAAAAAGAAATATAATTTAGATTACTCAGGTTATGGAGATGTAGGACCCAACTACTGGCCCAACTTCTTTTTCTGTAAACGTCAGGATTTGCTAGATACTGACATGAACTTCGCCAGTCAGTCATTCCCTCCTGAGTCTCACTGGAAAGAACTAGACCACACTTTTAAAGAACAAAACTACGCCGACACTTTTGGTTGGGCAACTATGCAAATGCTACACAAAGGAGTGAGGTTTGGGTCAGTCCCACAAAACCACGCTTCACCTTATGAGATTTCTGATAAAAGAGCTAAGTTGCTTAACTGGATAGGAGAACCAATGAAATGGATTCATGGAGGTTCTCTTTCAGCAAGTTGGGGAGGATACTTAGAAGAAGCCACGCCAGACGTTTCAATAGAGATAGCGGTTTATGAAATGGAAACAAGATGTGCCTTCTGGAGGATATGTGCTGATGTGGTAGAGGGCTTTGATGACTTTAAAGATAAGTACAAAAAAGGTATTGATGGTCTAGTACAAAGGGCAGGATTATCAGAGGAAAGGATCAAAGAGAAATACGACTTATATAAAGGATTACTAAAAATATGAATAAAATAGATATTGTTTCACAGATTTGCGTATATAATGACTATCCAATTTACAGGCAGTTGTTAACTAAATACAGACCCTTTTTTAATAAGATTATTTTGTATCCTTCCCGCCACCATGGGGTAATAGATATGGAAGAGTTTCTGAAGAAGACGTTTCCAGAGACATGGGTGGAAGATCAGAACATCGACTGGACCACTCCTGGAATAGACTGGAGACAGGTAGAGACAGAACCTTGTCTTGAACTCTCTGACTCTGAATGGATACTCTTTATGGAACAAGACTTCTTTGTAGATGACTGGCCCAAGCTATGGCTCGATGTAGATAAAGCGATGGAAATTTCGGACATGATAGGTTGGTGGAATGACACTACCCTACCTTATGTGCATCCTTGCTTCTTGTTGATTAAGCGTGAGTTACTAGACAAAACCAAGAAAGATTTCAGAGCACACCCAGAGATACACGGTTGTGATCACTTCGCTTTGATAACAAGAGACGCTCAAGAGTTAGGAGCCAAGATAACTAAACTACAAGATATTGGTTACGTTAATTGGGAGAACGCATTCCACATGGGAGGTTTAACATATCCTTACCAGAACTGGAAAGGCGACGGGACTGACGAATTTGGTGTAGCAAGTCCAGAAGCCTTTATGATCTACAATCACTACAGTGGACTCGCACCAGTAGAACAGTCTAAACTATACTTAGAGCTATCGGTTGAGATTGGCGAGAGGCTTAGAAAACTCTTCCCCGTCCTCAAACTAGAAGACAATAGGTGGACGAAATTCTTTAAACTATGATAAAACCAGCAGTAATATAATTATGCGGCCAGATCTAATAACACCATGGCCTATCCACGTTGACTATCCTTTGTGGCGGCAACAACTTAAAAAGATTAGAGGACACTTTGATAAAGTAATCATCGTCTTCACTCAAATGAATGCCGAAGGAGATTACCGTGAGTTCATAAAAGATTCTCTAGCTGGAGATGATTGTATTATTGTAGACAGTAACAATCTAAAACCTGGTGAGGATTGGAGAAATGTAGCCACAAATACAGGGTTAGAATACTCACAGTCTGATTGGGTTTTCTTCACAGAGGAAGACTTCTTCATAAACGATATGGATAGGTTCTGGGAACTCGTTAACAGTTTGGTTGACGCAGGAGTTAAGGCTATCGGATATTTCCAATCAGGTGACAGATTCCACCCATGCTGCTTATTTGTAGAGAGAGAAACAATCAACGCAACCCAAAGGGATTTCGGTGTACGTCCTGATGTCTCAGACCACTTTTCAATATTCACCCAAGATCTTCTTAATAATAAAGTTCCTGTTGGTTACATCACAGAGCCAATGAGAATGAGTATCTTTTACCATTTAAACGGCCTCTCTCAAAACATATATTTACTACAGTCAGGTGAAGTTCCTAACTACGACCCACCTAGTTTTAAGAAATACATGGAGGATTGCCTACTAGTAAGCCCTATACATGAAGACTTTATTAAAATGGCTAAGGAGTATCTACATGAGTAGTTTTTGTAGCGTGTGTCAAAACAAAGACGGAGAACCTCTAGAGTTTCCTAGTGTAAAAGAACTTAGCGAGCATCTTAAATCTGGGCACAAACTGGGTAGGCCCAAACCCAAATCAGTAGCACCTAAGACCGATAAAGGAGGGAAAGTCGCAGTCGCTCCTAAGCCAATAGTTCTCAAGTATAAGTACGAAGGAAAGTGTCCCACTTGCCAAAGAGAGGTTGATACCATTAAAGTAGAGATGTCTAAAGACGAACACGTAATGATTGCATTCTGTAATTTCTGTAAGATCCAACCCAAACAAACCAAAGTAAAACCAATTAAATGAAACTAGTAGTAGCATCGAGAAATGGCATAAGCCAAGTAGACACCGAGACTAATATTGTCACTCCGTTCTTTGAAGACTCCCTCCCAGAAGCTTGGGACGCTTACGGTATTAGCTGGAACCACGAAGGACTATTTGTAATCGTCAGAGTTCAGGGAGGTCTAA